TGAGCTCGTCGACACCGTGGTCGCGGACGGTCGCCGCGCTCGCAATGAGACGTTCGCTGACGTGCCCCTTGTCGGCGAGCTCGGATCGCGTTTCAACACGCAGATCTGCGTCTTGAACGCCGCGGCGCGCGCCGCCATGCCGGAATTGTTCGTATTCGGCCATGGCATAGGCGCGCTGGCTGGCCGTGAGATGCCGCCGGTGCACGTTCTTGGACATAACGAAATCGAGGGGATTCCCATCGATTTCAGGGATGAACTTCTCGAAAAGCGTGGGTTTATCGTCTGGCTCGTCGTCCGGCTGCAGCAGGCTGGCTTTCAGGGCGGCGCAATACCGATTGCGCCCATCCAGAATCTTGCCGTCGAAGATTCGGATGCGCTCGCGCACGCCGTTCTTACGGACGTCCGCCACGAGTGCATCGAAATCATCGCCTTCGATCAGTTCGAAGATATCGGCGTAAGGGTGAAATGGGATCATGCCAGGCCCAATTCCTCTGCGGCTTCGACCCGGGCGAGTTCAATTTGGTTGAGGCCGGGGCATTTCTCACCGAGCCCGGCTTCGCAACGATCATCCATGTTGCCGAGCGTGCAGCCGCAGCGCGAACAGATGGACTTGCCGCGCAGTTTCTCGATCGCGCGCGCCCACACGCGCTCGCGATTTTCGCGAGCGCGGTTGGGAACGGTGCGATGACCGACGAGGACCATCAGCCGGCCTTGCCGAAGACGACCGGGCATCCCGTGCGATCGGCGACCGAAAGAACGATCTGCTTAAACACGGCCTGGCGAACGTGTTCGGTCCGGTGCAACTGAATGCCGAGCGTAAGCCCGCCGTTGTCTGGATCGAGCTTCCAGCGGAGGAACGCAAACAGGTCCGTATCCGGCTCGCCGAAATAAACCGGGATCTTCAACTGGAATTTCGTCGGCAGTTCGATGCCGCCCTTAGTCTTCGCTTCCGTGTCGGCCGTGAATTCGAAGTTCTCGTTATCCGACGCGGTGCGAACGGCCTTGGTGAAGTTCACCTTGCGATGTGCCTGCAGATCGCGGCAGGAATCGAGCAATTCCCCGCCGGACGGTGCGAACACGTCGGCCCCGTTCTCCTCGAGGAAGCGTGCGAACTCCAATTGGCCCTGCAGCTTCCCTGAGATGCCGGTCCAGAGCCGCCATTCCTCGGAGAACGGCAACGTCATCGTCGCGCGATGCGTGACGTTCGATGCCGCCTCTTTCGAGTGGTAGTCGATTGTCGCCGTGATGCTGTTCGCCGAAATGTCGGCGAAGAGGATCGTCGGCTCCGACTTGAACCGATTGGTGTAGCCGACCAGCGAGTCGACGGTCTGCAGCGTCACAGCTTGCGAGATGTATTTCGGCTGCGGCTTGAGCCCGTGCGGGTCGGACACCTCCCGCTCGTGCGCTTTTTCGGGCACGACGAGAAACGTGCGGCCATCCGGGCCGGCAACGGTGTGGGCGAGCATCGCCTTGGCGGCGAGATCGACAACGGATTCGGTGTTGTTCATCGCTTACACCCCCGCCGTGATCGGAGCGATGGCACGACCGCCGCCGACTTCCGCGAACATTTCGTTTTGCGCCGGATCGGCGCGGTGCAGATCGCCATCAACGTCGGAGAAGAACACCGCCTCCGGGATATCGCCTTCCGGCTTCTTCGCCTTCACGCCGGCAATGATCGTCTTTTGCGATCCGCCGCCTTTCTCCGGCTTCACGGTCAACGTGAGGGTCACGCTGCCGGGCTTACCGGTCTCGTCCACGGCGCGAACGACTTCGGCGAGCAGGCGGGTTGCCTGGTCGACCGCACGTCCGCGCCGGATATCACGCAAGACATCCGTAAAGGGTCGCATTGTACTCACTCCTCAGTTAGGACTCCCGACGGGAGTCGCGTTGAATCCATGGGCGGCTCACACCACCACCAATTGTTCGGCCAAGCGCGTGTGCTCGCATGGGTCAAACCCGCGCGCAGGACGCTCGCCGAATTGTTCTTCGAGTTGACGGATGACGGTGTTCGACCCGCGCTCGGCGTTCCAGATTTTGCGTACGGCTGCGGCGTCGATCGGGGATCCGTGCACGTCGAAGAGATTGTTCGCGCAATAGGCGACTTCGACGGCCGTCATCTGACGGCAGAAAGAGCGGACGACGAAGGCGCGGACTTCTGGCGTCATGACTGCGCCTCGATCTCGGCGATAGCCGCCAGATACAATTCTTCGCCCCAGTCATGACGAAATAGATAATCGAGTACGATGCCAGCGACCGAGCCGGGCACCTTGCCGTGCATTTTTGCAACGTCCGTGTAGCCTTTGCGCGCGCCGTCGCTAATTGCGAACGTGACGTAGTAATTGCGCGGATGGGCTTTAACCGCGTGAATGCTGAACTTCTTGCGATCGACGTTGGCCGGTTTCGGCTTTCCCATGATTGGCCCCGGATCGACGGACGCCGACACCGTAAGCTTCTTCCTAGCTGGCTTTGCCAGCACGTCCTCGATCAATTCGATTTGATGCTTGCGCCCGATGCGCCGGACGAACTCAGCATCCCATTGCAGTTCGCGCGCGAGCGCATTGACGCCCAGACCCGCGCGCGATCCGGCGCGGATGCGGTCAATCGCCTCGGGGGTGTAGGGCGCTGGACTCACGATGCCCTCCGATCAAGCGCGGAGCGGCCGGGCTCAGGATCCCCGAAGAAAAACGGGGTCACGTCGCCGCGCAGCCAGGCTTCGCTATCGCGCGTGTCGCGGGCGCGCGCACGATCGTCACGGGCGGCGGCCTGTTCCGGCGTGATCTTGGCGGGAGCGGGAATGAACCTGTGGCCGGCGCCGCTCTCGCGCATGATTTTGAGATAGCGTCCGCGGGAGGAGGATTCCGAGCGGCCCAAGCGACGGCCGATCTCGGACCATGCGCCGTCGAGACGGGCCGCAAGGTCCATGAGTCTGCGCGTCTCGGCATCTGTCCACGAACGACAGGGACCGCGTTTTGTACCGGGCGTGGTCATAGCAGTCCCTTGTTCTTGGCGATCCATTCGGGACAGGCGAGCGTTGCGACGGGGAGCGATCTGCGGACGTCAGTTCCCCAGCCTTTCGTCATCTTTCCGGTCTTGACGCATTCGCACTGAGATTTTGGAATCCATTGCGCTTTGAGGCTGTTGCCATCGTCAGATACGAGCACCGCCTTGTCTGTTTCTGCATGTAGGCAAACGGTCAGGTCGACGAGGTCGGATTTCACGGCGACCTCCAATTTGCGCGGGACTGTGGGTACCGCGCCTGCGTCCACGGAGCGGCGCCGTCGCCGATGATCAGGTCTGCTTCGGATTCAGGCGCGCGAAAGCGCCGCCGGCCGTATCCAACGGTCTTCGCCGTGAAGAAGACGAGCAACCCAGTAATCGCGAAGAAGGCCGAGAGTCCGCAGAACACCCAGACGAACATTTGCCAGAACGTCATGCTGTTCTCCGGCGATTGTCGTCTTGATCGGCGCACGGCCTGATAGAGCGGGACGCAGCGATGCGGAGGGTAGAGATCGCGGTCATGCACGCGGTCCTCCGCGCAGAGTCAAAGCGAAGGTGTCCGGATCGAGATCGAAGACTGGCTTGCGCGCGGCCTCGAAGAAGCCGATCTCGTGCGCGATGCCGTGGCTTTCTTCCCAGCCTTCGAGATGAGCGACGATCAGGCAGTCGCAGACCCGCATCATCCGTTCTTCGAACGGCAGCCAGATCGCGTGATTGAGGTGGTCGAGACCGCCATATTCAGCGATAGGATGCGAATGACAGATCGGCGAATAGACTCGCACATTGCCAAGCAGGAGTTCAGCAGCAAGCGCTGCCGCATGTTGGAACGCCTGATCAATCCCGAGCCGGTATTTTGAGTATGGCGTCGCCAGATAGCAGAGATTGAACGGTCGCAATGTCTGCCGCGCGGTGACCGTGTTGCCGAAGATGCTCATAGGCGAGGCTCCGGAACGACAAGCCGAACGAAAAGGTAGAGCGCGGATAACTGCCGCGCGAGCAAGGCGTCGTAGAATTGGAGTGGAGTGAGGATCATGGCGCGACCTCTATGTGGAACGGACCACGGACGCCAGCGCTAAACGCTTCGGCGGCCTGCAGAGCCTTCCGAACGCGTTCCTGCGCGTCTCGAACACCGGAACTCGAGAACAAAGAGCCGAGCGCGATGTGGTCGCCACAGCCGACGGCGTCATAGCCATGCGTCGACTCGCCAACCTGAAAGTCGTCGCTGATCTGAAAGAGGCGACCTTGATATCCGACGAGGAAGGTGCCGCCGTGTTCTTCGAAGTTGTCCTTCACCCGCGCAAAGCCGCCGTTTTTCATGCTCAGGCGAGCCGCATCGATAAAATCCGTCACCATATAGGCGAAGAGATCGACGCCAGTTCGTGGCTTCGGCGGGTTGAAGTTGAATGCGAGAAGTTGGCCCATGCGGAATGAGCTCGTGAAGCCCATCACAAAATCGCCGTTGCGGAAGACCTTGCGGTCATTGCGCACAACCATTCCCAGCGAGCCCGTCCATACGGCCGCACTATCCCCTCCGATGTAGACTTTGCCTTTGTCGACGAGGCCGACGATGCAGGTCATGACATGATCTCCGAAAGAACACCGGCCGGAACGCGCGGGTCCCCAGGTGTACGTTCCGGCCGGACGAAGACGGCGCGCTTGGAGGGCGGCACCGCCACGTTGGAATTGGAATAGGGGCCGAGCCAGAAGGCGTGCTCGGCTTTGCTGTTGGAATGGGCGCGGAAACCGTAGCCGGTCATGCGGTCGCCCTCACTTGTGTTTCAGCAGATTGTTGAGCGTGAAACGTCCGCGTGCGCGTCAGGAACAGATGCGGATGACATCCGAGGCGAGCGCAGACTGCGAGCAGGCTTTCGACCGAGACGGGCTGCTGATGCTTGACGCGGTTCAAGGTCGGGAGTGGAATGTCCCATTCCTTCGCCAGCGCGCGCATCGATCCTTTGGCGATGATGGCGAGCAGGACCTTGATCGCTAGCAGGTTCCAGTCGAACGACGGAATCTTGCGCGGCGGAGCCGAGCGGCCGTCGACCGGATCGACGCCGAGCGCAGCGCAGAGATACAGATGATCGTCGACATTGATCGGCGCGCCTTTAAGCGCGCGCGACAGCCGGCGCGGGTTGACACCGGTCCTGTCCGCCAAGGCGCGAAGCGCGGCCATGTTGTGCGGCGGGATGGCTGTGCGCAGCGCCTGCTTCAAGCGGTCTGCGGAGGAGGACATCGAGATGTCCTCACCGGCGCTTGCGCTTCAACTGGCGCTGCAGCTTCTCTATCTCCGGCGCATATTCGGCGCGGACGATTTCGACCGTCTTGAAACGCACGTCGGCGAGTAGGCTTTCGACCTCGTCCGCCGGGATCATCCTTGGCGGCTGCGCCGCGAGCAGAACGGATTCAGCGCATGATCCTTGCCGCGGGATGAGCGAGCCGTTGCTATCCGCAGTAGAGCACGAGAGCCATTGCAAGCCGTATTCCGGCTCGCGGGCGACGAAGGCGGTGATTGAAATAACAACTCCCTGCACGCCCTCCGCTCCGGTCATGTCGCCCGGCAGGACGACGCGCTGCGAGCGCACGAATTGACATTCCGACATTGTGCTTCCCTCTTTGCTCCGATCGCGCAAAGCATGATCGCTCGCGCGAGATAGTGCCACGCACGCAAACGCAACGAACGCAACGATTTACAGAAACGCGGTACCCCGGAAGGAGATGTTACAAAACGCAGACGTAAGACGATTGAGACATGCCGAGAGCGCGAGCGGCACCACGCGACAGGTCAATATCGGCTATGGTCGCAGGCCCGCGGTCATTCACGCGGACGACGACCGAGCGGCCGTTATGAGGATTTGTCACTGTCAGATGCGAACCGAACGGAATACCCGAGCGAGCCTTCACCGCGACCGTATGGCCGTCCGGATTGAATCTTTCGCCCGTGGCCGTGCGCGAGCCCTGCCAATAGAAGGTCGCGAGGAGTTCGCGGCCGTTGCATTTTCCGGTCGGATGTACCCACCGCCTCAGTTTCGAATTGATAAGCGCGACCAGGCTGTGACCTGACGTCGGATTGTGGTGGACGTGATGATGTGACCGATGATGCCGATGCGGCTTTGCATCGGCCTTAATGATGCAGCCGGCCAGGGAGAACGCGAGCGATAATCCGAGCGCAATGCCGATCTCTTTGGCGCGCTGGCGGTAGACCGCGGGCCGACCGACATGCTGGTATTTGAGACGCAGCGGACGAATGAAGCCCTTCGCGCGCTCATCTTTGCACAAGACCCAATGGTCGACGTGTTGCCCATCAGGCTTGGTTGCCGAGTTCGGGACCGGCGCGTCTTCGGCATTCACAGGCGCTTGGCCCGATACGGTGCACCGGCTCATGCCGCCCTCGCGATGTGAGAAAGTGCGAGGCGCGTGCTGAACACCGCATTGCAGCCGAAACGGCAAAGGGGAAGCCCTATAACTTCCCGCCGGGAGCCTTGCGAGCTGTACCGGACGCCTCTCTGGGTATTATTGAAATTCGAGTTCTGTCCGCTCGCGCAACATCTCATGAACGACGGCAAGCACGACGGATAGCGGCGGCTCGTGCTCGCCGCGCAACCAGCGCTTGGCCGTGCGCTCGTCCGTGCGCGCGATGCCGGCGAGGCAGGCCGCCGTCTTGACCGGCCATAAGACCTTGGCAACGGCTCCGAATTTTCGAGGGACAATTTTGTCCCTGTCGGGACATTCGTGTCGCTCGGTTTTTCTGGAAACGAGCGAGATGACGCTCGATGATTCGGACATGACAGCCCCCGATACGCAATACAGGAAACGAAGGGATGCGAAGGTTCTTGCTGCGCACTGCGGTTGCGGCCGGGCTCATGATCGCCGGTACGGCGGTCGCCGCCGCTTACATGCTCGCGCAGTTCTTGACTTGGATTTGAATTTGCGCCGCCAGCTTCCCCCTCACCCCGTACAAGCTGGCGTGACTGCGGGCCGGGAGCGGAAATTGTGTGCGCGTATTCCGCAACCGGCCCGTTCTTTTGAACGAAGTCAATTGCAATTAAACTATTGCTGGGCTTGGTTAATTCCCCCGCAATCCACGTTGATTTTATCCAAAGTGGAAAATTGTGGCGGATTTTATACAATTGCCGCGAGAATTTTTGTTTGGGGGCAATGTCATGTCGCGTTGGATAGTCCCGCCAGTCGCGGGTCTGATCGAGCCTGCTATCGCGCCGGAGTTCTACTGCACCGGAATAGGCGCCATCGAACGTCACGATGGGCACTTGAGGCTCTGGATGTCCGCCTATCAGTTGATGTTGGACGATCCGACGCGACCGCCGAGCCAAATCGTCGTCGTCAAACTCGTGCGCCCGATCATCGGATTGGCGAGCACCATCGGATACCTGGCGCAATGCATGAGCGACGTACCGGGAATCGTGCCGGAGCCTGTGCCTCCGCAGGGGCCATGGCCGCGGCTGGTGACGTGAGGTCTTCATTCGGCGGCCTCGCGTTCGGCGATGCCGAGCAGCTCGTTCGCAGTCATTTTTCCGCTGGACAGTTCCACCAGCGCTTTCACAGTTTCGCCGGGGATCGGCTCGATCCCACGCCGGTAGCGGCCAATGGTGACGCGCGTCTTGGTCTGCTGTGGAGCATGTGCGGCCAGCCGTTCGGCCATCGCGGCGTCGGTCAGGCTTTCCGCTTGCATGTACTCGGCGAGATTCATGGTTCGATATGTACACCCGATGTACGTACGGTCAAGCCGTAATGTTCGACCTGTGTACATCGGGTGCCGTATATCCCCGAAAAACCGCCGTGCATGCTGTGTACATGCCGCCAGCCAAGAAACCGCGCCGGCCCGCTCCGGCCGCTCAAGACCCGCAGAAACGCCGCTGGCGGACGAATCAGATCGCGACTTGGCGCATCGACCGAGGCCTCACGCAGCAGCAGGTCGCCGACCGGTTGACCGAGCTGGGTTTCGAATATGACCGCGTTTCGGTCGGACGTGTCGAAAAGGGCCACCAGAACCCGCCGATCATCGTCCTCGAGGCGATCGCCAAGATCGTGCAGGCACCATCGGTCACGGCCATGACCGATTACACGCCACGCCAATGGGAGGCCATTCAGGTCTTCATTGATGCCGGGGAGGCCTTACGCACGCGCACTTTGCGTGTTCTCAGGGCATTCCAGGCAGATGATTAAACCGCTGTTAGCCATGGTGTTTTCTGGAATGGCACTGCTCGGCGTTGCGGAGGCCGCCGAGCGGCTTACGCTCGATCAGGCAAAGCAGACCATCAAAACGCAGCGTTCCGCCATCTGGCGCGACCACTATTCGCTGCGCGACGCCAAGATTGGAGAACCGTTCGCGTGTTCCTATGACGCAATGGTTCAGACCGGCCCGACGCTCGCCAATCTGCAGAAGGTATCCGAGCCGGCGACCTGTGTCTGCGTCGAAGCCGATGCGAAGAACGGCATGGGCGGCTATGCCGGACTGCAGTCGGTCATGGTCTATATCCGCCGTTCGGGCGCGGTAGAAGGGGTTGACGGTTCACGCTTCCGGGACCGGTGCACAAGACTGAAGCCATTCCCTGAGCTCGGCGGTAAATAATCCACCTCTCATAGTGTACACGGAGCGTACTTTTCGCTTGACCACGTAGGTACACCCTATGTACATTCGTCCCGTCACCCGATTTGGGTGTCACGGGGCGGAAATAATGGCAACCACCACAGGGAAGACGAAGCCGATCGACGTGCATATCGGCCTTCGGATTAGGGCGAAGCGGCTAGAGCATGGCCTGAGCCTGGGGGAGATCGCCAAGAAGTTCGAGATCACCTTCCAGCAGTTCCAAAAATACGAGAAGGGCGCGAATCGCATCGGCGCCGGGCTTCTGCAGGAAGTCGCCCGCGTTCTCGAAACGCCGATTGCATGGTTCTACGAAGGAGCGCCGAGTACGGACTCTTCCGCTCGCAAGATCGTGGACGATATCACCGCCAAGTTCTTCGCCCTGCCGCACGCGGCCGAGCTTGCGCGCGACTTTATCGATATCGCCTACGGCGATGACCGCGTCACGGTCGCACAGGTCGCTCGCACGATTGCGAATGCGAGCCGGATTGCGAACATTAAGAAGCGTGCGGCGTGATGGCGTCCAAAGCGATCAATATGGAGCAAGCACTCCGCGCAGCTAAGCGCGTCCTGGCCGACGAGCGTCGTTCACAATTCGAATGCTGCACGATCCCGCCGGCACGCTCATACGAACAGATGGATGCGCACGAAAGGCGTGCAATCCGTCGGTTCGACCGCGTTCTCGCTAAGATCAACGAGGCGCTTCGATGACTTCCAAATCCGCCGGATCGTCGTCGTTCTTCCCCGGCCGTCATCGATCCGGCGGCTTCGCGCCGTGGCCTGCTGATTTGAGAGGACAGTCAAAGGCCACGGCGCGACTCAATCTCGCGATCACCTTTGTTGCGTCGGTTCTGTTCGCCGCCGGCGTCAATCTGGTTCTGAGTTCGGCGGATCGTCTGTTGCGTCATCAGTCGCCGGCCGGAGCCTGCGCACCGGTTCTGCAAGCACAGGCCCGGCCGGATGTCGTCTGCGTGAAAATCCGTAAATCATTGCGTCAAGGAGTATCGGCCATGGAATTGGAGAACGTCGAGACGTTGCACGAGAAGGTGTTGGGCGCATTCAGTCTGCCCGCCTCGATCCGGGAGAACCTGCGCTTTAGCTGCGACGGCGAAGGCCGCCTGATCCTGCGCGGTTTCGACCGCGACAGGCAGACCTGGCGGGACGCTACGCTCGACGATCTCGCCCCGCCGGCCGTTGACGTGGCCGAGGCGCGCGCACTGGCCTGGAGCCGGGCGAACACGCGCGGCTCCTACAGGAGCACGCGACAGGCGCTCGCGGTCGAGCTGTGCCGGCCGACGCCGTCCCGCGCGCACGCCTGGACGCGCCCGAACGGCGCCGCCGGCAGGCTCTCGATGCAGGCCAATTTCTTCGTCACCGACGGGCTCCCGCATATCGAGAGCGTGAACTTGATCGATCTGATCGAAGCAAACGGCGACCAGGACCGGGCCTGGGCGCGGGCGCTCGCAAGGACGATTTGAGACGGAAATGAAAAGCTCGCACTACTTCGGCATCGATCCTTTCGCGTCCTACGTATCGACCGGGACGACACAGCAGGTTGCGCAACGCAGACGCAGTACCGCAGCCATGCGCAAGCCGTTGCGCGAGCGAGGCCACGATCACAGGCAAAGCCTCACGCCCGCAATGCGGCGGGCGCTGCGAGTCCTGCACATCGACGGCGAGGCCGTCCGTCAAACGAAGTTCTGGTACACCGAACGCGAGCGTCTGATCGGCACCGAAACGATCATCGCACTGTTCGACCGTTACCTCGTCAAGGTCGTGGTCGAGAACCATCACCGCAGACGGCAGATCGCAGCGCTGACAGAGATCGGCGAGATGGTCGCCTTCGGTCTGATGCGCGCGGAGCTCGAAGCCGAGATGGAGGACGCGACCGAGGTCTATGCGGAGGCGGCGGAATGAACCTGCGCTACCTCTCCGTCTGTTCAGGGATAGAAGCGGCGACATGCGCCTGGCATCCGCTCGGCTGGCAGCCGTTCGCGTTTTCGCAATTCGATCCGGATCACAATTACAAATACGGACCGGATTTTCCGTCCGCAGTTTTAGCTCACCACTACGGGAGCAATCTCCCCGGCGAAGCATGGTCTCGTAACGGCGTTCCCAACTTCGGCGATATGACGAAATTCGAGGAATGGCCGGATGCAGCTATCGATCTTCTCGTCGGAGGAACACCATGTCAGGACTTCTCCATCGCCGGACTCCGCGCGGGCATGGATGGAATGCGTGGCTCGCTCACGCTCGTCTATGCTGCTCTTGCTCGCAAGTACCGGCCCCGATGGCTGGTCTGGGAGAACGTCCCCGGCGTCCTTTCGAGCAACGGAGGACGAGACTTTGCGAGCCTTCTGGGACTGCTCTCTGGACGACGAATTGAAATCCCCGCATCAGGCTGGCAAACTGCGGGAATTGTCCTTGGCATCGAAAGCGCATACGGCCTCGCATGGCGAGTGCTTGACGCTCAGTATGTCCGAGTGGACGGCTTTGCCCGAGCGGTTCCCCAGCGACGACGGCGTGTGTTCGTTGTCGGATATCTTGGAGACTGGCGACGTGCCGCAGCGGTACTTTTTGAGCGCGAAGGCCTGTCGGGGAATCCTGCGCCGCGCCGAGAAGCGGGGAAAAGAGTTGCCCCGACAATTAACGCGCGCACTCAAGGCGGTGGCGGACTCGGAACGGATTTCGACTGCGCCGCCGGGTTGATTGCGTCGCACGATGTAGCACAACCGCTTCTCGCCAAGTCAAACAGTTCACATCGTGCGGATGCCGAGAGCTACGTTGGCTTATTCTCGTCGACCGGCGATGTCTCGCACTGCCTCAACGCAGGCGGCATGGGTCGTCAGGACTACGAGACCGAGACCGAGACCTTGATCGCGACCGCGCACGCTTTGCGCGCGGAGGGTTTCGACGCGAGCGAAGATGGTACCGGGCGGGGCGTGCCGACTGTGCCGATTGCTTTCGATGCCCGCCAGAGCGACACGATCATCTATGGGGACAAGGCGGGGCCGCTCGACACAGATGCGTTCAGCCAAGCGATTGCGTTCGACACGACCCAGATCACGTCACAGACGAACCGCAGTGTTCCGAAGGCAGGAGAGCCCTGTCATCCACTCGCATCGGCAGCACATCCGCCGGCCATTGCCTTCCAGACGCGCGGCTCAAATCTCGATCTAAGCGGCGATCATTCAGGGACGCTCGGAAGCAACGCCGACCGCGCCAGCGGCTCCGCACCGACGATCGCGTTCTCTTGCAAGGATCATGGTGCAGACGCGGCGAACGATGTCGCACCGACATTGCGAGCGATGGGCTTTACCGAAAGCCACGCCAATGCGGGCGGACAATTAGCCGTCGCCTTCGACATGCGCGGACGCGAAGGCGGTTCGCAATTCGAAGGGCCGCACGAGACGGCGAACATCCGCGCCGCAAGCGGCGGATCGTCAAAAAGCTACATCGCTCAGCAATGGGCGGTACGTCGTCTCATCCCCGTCGAATGCGAACGCTTGCAAGGCTTCAAGGACAATTACACCCTCATACGGACCAAGATGCGACGGCGACTGGAGGCCGACGAACTAACGCATTTGCGGTCGCTGTCGCATGAACAGTTGGCTCAATTATTTGGCGTTGATCCAGAAACGTTTACAGGCTGCTCTGATGCAGATTTGAGCCGCTTAGCTGCCGATGGCCCGCGTTACAAGGCGCTCGGGAATAGCATGGCCGTCAACGTGATGCGCTGGTTGGGCCAGCGCATCGGCTACGTCGATCAAATTGAAATAGGCGAGGCCGCATGACCCTCACCCCTCTCTACATCGTCACCTTCCTCTACGCCTGCCAAGGCGCACTATGGATGTATGAGGGAAAGCACGCCGATGTTCTGATCGTCGGCGGATATGTCATTGCGAATGTCGGGTTGATCGTGAAGGCGGGGATGGCATGAGCGACGCATCGCAGATCGCTTCCGAGATTGTGCGGATTCTGCGCACGTCTAAAAGCCCGCGCGAAGCCGCGATGATCCTCGCCATCGTTCGCGCTCAGTTGCACGTCGACGGCGGCGGCAGGACGGAGAAGCGTGTCCGAAGCATGATTCAGGAAGACGACAAAGCCGCACTTGCTGCATGGAGTGGACTCACGGGGGTTATGCTCTCGTCATGACCTTCCGACGCAATGAGTTCAGCAAATCGACGAAACGCGCCGCCTACGCCCGCTCCAACGACATCTGCGAATGCCATCTGATCCCACATGTGTTTCCGCAGCCGTGTGGATGCCGTCTCGTCGACGGACAAATCTTCTACGAGCACGCGGACCCGGATCGAATCTCCGGCCGCAACGATTTGGAGAACTGTGCTGTCCTGACCAAGACCTGCTGGCGCATCAAGACCGCCGTCTACGATCAGCGCATCATCGCCCGCGTCCGCAAACGCGAAGACGCCGCCCGCGCCATCAGAAACGCACCCGTCATCCCCGGCAACCGGCTCGATCCCCGCAAGCGGACGCTTTGGCGGGGCGTCGTCGACCGGCGTACCGGGCAGCCATGGCGGGGAGGCGTAAGGTGACGAAGCGCCGGGCGAAACAAACTTTGAGACGTGGCCTGAATCGTCGTGAGGCTGCGCATCTCCTCAATCTGCCGACCGAGCATTTTGACCGGCTTGAGGCCGATGACCGCATACGCGGAAAGATTATCATCGACAAAGAGACGACGATATACGACGCGCATCACCTTGAGATTGCGAATGGCGGCGCAAAGTTCGGATTTATCTACGTCGTCGGGTTCGGTGACTACATCAAGATCGGGTTTTCAACGGATGTGCCGTCTCGTCTGTCGACGCTGCAGACGAGCGCGCCGGAGCCGTTGAAGATATACGCGACCTTTCGCGGTTCAACCGACGATGAAGCCAATCTTCACCAGCGGTTCGCAACACACAACAGCAACGGCGAATGGTTTCGCATCGGAGATGAGATCAAAGCGTGGCTTCGGGAAATTGCGGAATCGGAAACGCCATGAGCCGCGGTCCTGCCAAGATCACTCAGGCCGAGATGGTCAAAGCCATCAAGGCGGCCGAGCGGATGGGTAAGGCGTGCGAACTCGAAATCCGCCGCGACGGAAGCACGCTCATTCGGTTTCTCCCGCAATCCCCGGAGCGCACAGAGAACGGGCTTGAGGCCGGGCGGGAGATTGTCCTTTGATGGACGACATGCCGCGCCCGCGTCCGCCTTTTCTCCAGCGCCATACGACCCGCCATGGCCGAACAGTCTGGTACGTCCGGATTGGAAAATGTCCGCTGGTTCGCATCCGCGGCGACTTTGGATCCCCTGAGTTCATGGCCGCCTATGAGGCCGCCGTTCGCGGCGAACGTCCGCCCGTGCGGTCCGCCAGGGCCGGCACGCTGGCGTGGCTCGCCGAGCGATACCGGGAGACGCCGGCGTGGCGCGACCTCTCTCTCGCCACCCGCCGGCAGCGCGAGAATATCCTGAAACACGCCCTCAAGTCGGCCGGCGCCGAACCCTATGTAGCGGTCACAGAGCACGCAATCGTCGCCGGACGGGACCGGCGAACGGCGTCACAGGGGCGGCATTTCATCGATACGATGCGCGGCCTTTTCGCATGGGCGAAGGAGGCCGGATTCGTCGACGTCAATCCGGCTGCGTCCGTCAAATATCCGATCGCCAAGAAGACGCAGGGCTTCCCCGCATGGACCGAGGATGACCTTGCCAGCTACGAGGCACGCTGGCCGCTCGGCACGAAAGAACGGGTGTGGCTCGCGGTCCTGCTCTACACCGGCCTCCGGCGCGGCGACGCCGTCCGGATCGGTCGCCAGCACGTCCGGAACGGTGTGGCGAGCCTCCGAACGGAAAAGACCGACACCGACGTTCACATCCCGATCCTGCCCGAGCTCGCCGCAGCACTTGCCGCCGGGCCAACCGGCGAGCTTGCGTTCATCTGCGGAGCGACCGGCAAACCGCTCACGAAGGAGTCGTTCGGCAATATGTTCTCTGCCGCCTGCAGGGCCGCCGGGGTTCAGAAATCAGCGCACGGGGTCCGGAAGGCCGGGGCAACCAGGGCAGCGAATAACGGGGCAACTGTGGCGCAGCTAGAGGCCATTTTCGGGTGGGCTGGCGGACGCATGGCATCGCTATATACCAAGAGCGCGGACCGGGCGCGGCTGGCACGCGAGGCGATCGGCAAGCTAGCGAACGATGGTGGAACGTCTATGGTCTTACCCGGCCATTCGGTAAGAGCGGCGGGCGAAAAAGATCAATAAAAACAAAGCAGTTTTTATGCGTTGGTGGGAGAGGTAGTTGTACTATTGTCTCGCCATTACAACGGCTTACAGCTATTACCTCCCATAACGTACTCATTGGCGCATAACGGGTATTTTCGGCCCCGCTCGCACCTGGTCGGGAAAGGTTAGAATCCAGCCGGGGTCGCCAAGTCCGTTAAAGATCAATATCTTATGAGCCAGTTCGACAGGTTCGGCAAATCGCCTCTGCGCAAGACGTCTCCGCTCGCTACGGCGACGGGCGCAAGGCCGCCGCACACCAGCACAACGCGCATGGGCGCTCCTTTATTGACTCAGCGCGTCGTACTTGGCGCGCTGGCGCTCGCGACCGAATTTCTTTTCGGCATATTATACTGGCAAGTACAATATGCCGTTTCTTTTCGTACTGCCGACGTGCCAATTCAATCTTTGCGGCGGCAGCGTCCGAGCGTTCTATGCGCGCAAGTTCTTCGGGCGTCAGATACTTCCGCCAGTCCCACTTCGCTCGCTGCAGCTTCCACGCCATCGGTTTGGCTCGTTTTCCGCTAGGGGTTAATTACGGACAGCGGCAGCAGAAAGTCTAGCCGAGCCGTTGCCTTGGTTGCCATTTCAACGTCGATCTCACACCCGACATAGTTCCTGCCGGCGCGCATCGCCGCCTCGCCCGCAGCACCGGAGCCAGCGAACATATCGCCGATCAAGCCACCGGGCGGGCAGCTCGTGCGGATCAGAATTTCGAGAAGGTCAGACGGCTTCTCAGTCGGGTGAATTGCCTTGCCGTGCATCGAAGGCATCCAGATCACCGAGCGCATAATGCGTGGGCCGCCGTCGTGGCTCTCGTAGGCTCCCGCCTCGATGTGCCCCGTGTGCGTCGGCGCTTCTTGCGGCGCACGGTGCGAGCGGTGGCGTCTGGCGTCATCTGGACCTCATTGTAAACATCGGCCCAGCTTCCCCGGTAGTATTGGCAGACATGCTCATGCACACGCTTAAAGCGATCGGCATGGAACGCAGAGCCGTTGTGCTTCTCCCAAACGATGTCCTGCGCGAGAGCCCAACCATCAAAGCTAACTTCCTGGAAGAACCGCATCGAGCCGAACACCCATAGCGATCCAGTCGGTTTGAGCATCCGAGCGGCGGCATCGAGCCATCCGCTGCAGCGGCGGTCCCAATCAAGCGACGTATCGCCATACGGCGGGTCCGCCAAAAGCATATCGAAAGGCCCATGCTCGAGCATGTCCTTCCTGCAATCGCCGAAGATGATACGCCGCTCCACCACTTGGCCTTCTAATGCTCTAAGGCCATTCTGGTAAACACGTCATTCGCTCGCCCGGCAATGCGCGCCATCGCTTCGGTCCCGATCTCACCGGAGCGAAGGCGCGCCTGCGCGTCCGACCACTCAATCCCCGCTAGTACGGCGTCCGCGCCGCGCTCCAACATAACCTTGTTCGCGTCGAGGCGGCCCTTCAATCCCAGCATCTTTGCAAAATCGACCGGGACAACATCTGGCCGAACCATTCGTGCTCGCGCCAATGCGCGCAAGCCAGCGTTATCGTGGTCTATGGCGAGGAATACCCGTTCAAAGCTACTGGCTGTGCCTATAACCGCAGCGAGCCGCACGGCAGCGCCCGCCGCCCAAGCAGTCCATCCGGTTACCTTGGCGAGGGTGGCCGTATCCTCAATACCCTCTGCAACGATCAACTCCGTGCGCTCTGGATTGTCGTAAACGATGATCGGTTGTCCCATCGACTCACCGAGCATTATTTTGTCTTTGTCGCCCCCTGCCTTGCCTTTGCCGTCTGCTCGGAGTCGCGTGATATGAACCCCCGTCAGCGGGCCGTCACCAAATCGCGCGATCATCGCAGGTGGATGTTCGTTGCGAGCAGGCAGGAAGCGTAGGTTGCCGCTTTCAACGAAACATGACCGTGATCGCAGATATATCTCCGCCAGAGAGCCGACGATGGGTTGAGCACTGTGCCATAGAAATGCGGCGACCGCCTTGGTGTCCCTCGTCGGTTCAGATTCGATGCGCGGGCGTTCCTCGCGTCGGGCCTTCGTAGGTCCGTCAGCTTTGGCCCACCCCTTGATGCCGCAGCGGGCGCAGTTGTAAGTCGCAAACTCGCCATCGTCCCACACCCGCAGAACCTTGCGGACGCGATTGGATGATGCCTTAGCGATTGGCCCGCATTCCGGGCACGCCACGTCGATCTTGCCTGTTTTGCCGCCAGTAGCAGCGAGAATTGCGTCGTAGGCGAGCGACACGCTCGGCCCTCCTAACTCTCTTCGACCGCTACCGTGACGGTCGGGTTGTCTTCGTACTCACGGCGAATGTCATCGACTTCATCGGAGGTCACTCGCCGGAACCAGCGGATCACGTCGCCTTCGTGGTTCCATATGTCCACGTCGTAGCGAGTTGGGTCGAAGCCTTTGAATGCCGCAGTGCGGCGGCACCGCTTGCAATCGACATGACGCGCATCGTCCGTGTAGTCCGAGCAGAGAAAGACCTGTGCGCCACAGGCCGCTGCTTCCATCCGGTCGGACATAAAATGCACCACGGCACCCACGCTCTGCCTCCTATCTTTTTCCCGACCAGTAAATCAGATCGGAACGCCCCGTCGTTCCTTCCGGCCAACTCCAAAAGTCGATAACGGTCCCGTCAGGCCGGAGCGGCGGTCTATGGACGATTGAGCCACAGCAACGCGATCCCTATTGTTGGAGCAAACGCACACGCCAACGCTATGCATCGAGCGATCGACTTGCGGCCGTCCCTGAAAAGCCAATCGACCACAGCCGCCCTCCTATCTTTTTCCCGACCAGTAAATCAGATCGGAACGCCCCGTCGTTCCTTCCGGCCAACTCCAAAAGTCGATAACGGTCCCGTCAGGCCGGATGATGCTCTCGATATAATCGAGGTCGCCGTCGTCATAGAAGATTTTCACTTTCCATCCGTCGCGGCATTGAAACTCGCGCGTCTCAAAGGTGCCGCTGGGCATGGCATCGGGAATATCCGCCGTCTCGACAATCGCGAGCAGATTTACCGCCGTCTCGATCTCTCGAACCTGTGCCACGCGTGGCCTCCTTTATTTTGCGGTCGGTATTCTGGCGGCAATACGATCAAAGTCGGCCTGCGGCACTATAACTTCATCGCAAACCGCATCCTCGATTGGGGCGCCAGCGTCCACGACCGCGACAACCTTACCCTTGTGCATCAATACCCACTTGTCATCGATGGCAAGTGCGTGCGTCGTGACGCGAAGCCCGAACAGGTGTTGTGTCGGCGCGGCCATGCGACGGCCTCCTTTATTGACTCATTGTGTTGCGGAAAACTCGCAATTGCCAGCGGGCGGATCAACGATGCAGTGCTTGTGATCGCCTTGCGGTTTGCCGCATTTGGTACAGGGGAAATCATAATTCTCGCGCTCAAAGCATTCGATGGAGAATATGCCTTCATCGAACTCCATGTGCCGCCCGGCTTCCTCTTCCTCGCGGGTCATTGGAATGTAGGTCGGCTTAAAGCCGATGCCCGCAGGCCACATCACCCGATCAGGGTGATCGCGCTCGTACCGTTCGCAGACTTTGCCCATCAGTTCGACAAGCTGCCGCTCCTCCTCGTCAGTCAACTCGACTGGCTGGGAGAAACTGACTTCGATGCCGCGGAGGCCCATCACTCGCCCTCCTTCGGAGGCATCCCGACCGATAGGGACACAGGCGGGTGAGCCGTGCCGAGCACGATGAGGGATACCTTGGCCCCGGCATTCAGCCGCGCTAGTTCATCCGGCGTCGGTTCCCATAGGCTCATCATGCCGGGACCGGCGCTCGTATCCATGTCCTGTATCGGCAGGCCGCAGCACGCGCCCTGCTTCGACTTGTCCCAATCGCTTGGGGCGCCGAGCACTCGCGTTGCGTTGGGGATGCGTGCCACAAGCATTTTCGCTCCTATTCCGATAATTGCTTCGGATTTGTTTGCACAACATCATCGACCGTGACTTTCCCGGCGAGCATCAATCGCAGGATAATCGCGACTGGCTCCGGCACTGATCGCTCTCCTAGCGCCCAGCGCCTAGCCGTCCGTCCGTCCGCACCAACAAGCCTTGCCGTCCCAGTCTGGGATAGCCCGAGGCGGTCTATAGCCGCGCGGAATTGAGAGGATGTCATTGCTCCGGCTCACCCCGTACGTCCTGCCAATACTGATTCCAAAGTGTCTCAAAGATGGCGTTGGCCTCGGTCCGCAGCTCACTCCAACGCTGGTCGTAATCCTCTCGGCGAGCCAGGGCCTCCGCCAACTCAGGAGAGGCCGGCTGCTCGAACATGGCCACGATGCCATCGATAGCGGGCATTGCCGCCTGCGCCGCAGCGAGCTCGGCCCGCGCCGAATCGATCAGTGCCGCCGTGTGCTCGATGCGCTGAGCGAGATAATGGTGCCCAAACGCTTCCAGCGCCAGCGCGTGTTTAGAAGCGTCGGCAATGGATTGGTCCTTAATCTCAATGGCCTTAATCAGGTGAGGAATGTCGATTTGGATCATCTTTGATCTCCATCTGCCGGGCAGAATTGCCCTTGCTGATTGCCCCTATATAGGGCATATGGCCCTATATGTCAACTGGCCCTAGCGCAATTTTATTGCGTTTTATGCGACGTCCCAAGCCTCTGAAAATTCATGATCGGCGAATAGTTCGGCGAGCCCGGTGATCTGCTTAAGTCGCAGCACCTCGTCGTGCTCCATCCCGAGCTCCTTGCCGATTTTCTCCTTATCCCAACCCTTTTTCGCAAGATACGCGACAATATCGGACATGCCGTCGATGCTGTGCTTGCCTCTGGCCCGATTGTGCCGGATCGTCGATGCCATGCGCGCCGGCTTATCCGAGCACTCGGCCTTTATTGTAACGACCGGCAGATACCCGTGGATGCGCTTACGTACTTCGATGGATTCCTTGCCGATGCGATTGCGGTGGAATCCATCGACGACTTCACGCACCACTCCAGCGTCATGCGTCACGATCGGCTGCGTGTATCCGTCTTCCAGAATTGATAACTCAAGCAGCGTCATTTCCGGCGCCGCGACTGAGTTTGGGTTGTAGTCATTTCCCTCCACGGATGCGGCCGGAACCCAGATAACGCAATCAACCGGCTCACCGCTAAAGGGGCTGTGCGCAGAGAGAGCGATCTTAATATCATTGATAGCCGCGATGCGATCCGCTAGCGGCATGTCATTGAGACGACCGAACAGAGCCCTCGCGTCGTCGATCAAAGACCCCATCTGCGTCTCCTGTTCCTGATTACTTTGACGTACCGTTCATATGCTTCGGATTTGTGCTGGTTGAAGCTCAGCGTCTTGCACCAGTAGTCGTTCTTGAGGATTGTCTTGGCGACCCGACGCCAAGACGGTACCTTCCGTAATGCCTCCAGCTTCGGGTCAACCTCGTCGGGAATCCCGTGCGCGTAGCCACGCTGCTCATACCATTTCAGGAAGACAGCGATCTTATCCTTGTAGTGCTCGGCGTGCTGTGGTGGCATGCTCGCCAAAAGAAAATCTACGTAGCTTTGCCATGTATGACCAGCCGGCTTGCTGATCTTGATGCGCCCGAGGATGTTGCCGGACTCTAGAGCATATAGCGCGCCTTGGTTTGCTCCATTCACGCGGGCGACGACGCGCGCCCACGTCTCCGGCTCAAGCACATGGTAAAGCCAGAGCCCCTTGCGCTGATCATCGCCATACGGCTGACAGATTCGCATCTGCGCCGGCGTCAGCCCCGCCTTGTGCATCAGGTCATACACGCCGTTGTAGGGTCGCCCGGTGTCGGCGTGGTACTTCCAGATGTCTGATGTCTTCCAGTCGTAGATCGGGTAGGCGTTGTAGATCGCCGGAGACTTCCTGGTTGTCCAACCTAGACCGTCAAGTCTGGCCTTCTTCTCGGAGACGATGGACCGAAATCTATTGATCGATTCATCGCAACGAATGCCGACCAGGCAGCATGTCGACACCCCGCGCGCATACCATTCGCCGAAGGCCGGGACGAACTCCTCGAACTCCATTTGCCGTCGAAAGAACGGGAAGTAATCCTCGTCCGTAATCGCCCCATCTGGCGGAGTGCGGACCCAGTCATCCTTCCGTCGAGGATCCCAGCAGCACCATTGCGGCTCGAATTGCGACACTGCATTTCTTAGATTGAGCGGAAGCGAACACCAAAATGGCTCGATCACATCGGCGTTGTCATTGAGCGTATTCAATATGAAATCAATTGTCGATCTGTACTGCGCCTCAAGGTCGACGAACAGCACGCCGATCTTTCTCGATCGAGAGCGCGCCTCGTCGAGCGTCAAGTTGAGCAGAACGGTGGAATCTTTGCCGCCAGAAAAGGAAACGTAGACGCGTGTAAAGCGATCAAACACGAACGCGATGCGTTCGCGCGCTGCATCTAGAACGTTCTTCCCTATGCCGTTTTTCGCAAGCATGCCAGTACTTCGCTCTTCGTTATGTACTCGATATTGAGGTTGCCAGTGACGCGGAAATATCGTCGCCCGCACCTATGTCCGTAAGAATCGTAAATCCCCGGTTCTAGATCATAGACGGCATACACGCCGCGCGACCCGACGCTATTCGACCGGCTATAATCCTTAATGCACTTCACGAAGTCGCGCTTGAACCCGAACTTTTCGTCTTCACCGCAAATCTTGGCAATCCACGGTCTAAATAGTTTCCCAAGGTCCAAGAAGTCCTTGATGTCTGAGCGACCGCAGTCTTCGGCGATCGTGCCGTACATACGCGACATCTGAACGACATCGTCGCCAATACACTCGATCTCGACGATGCGCCCCACAGCTCCTCCTTTACTGACTTAGCGCCGCGTACTTTGCGCGCTGGATCGCTCGGTTCACAATCAGTTGTCGCTCGCGGCCGAATTGTTTTTCCAACTCCCGCCGGGCAAGCTCGATCTTAGCCGCTGCCGCGTCCATCCGGTCAATACGGGCGAGTTCTTCGGCGGTGAGATACTTCCGCCAATCCCATTTCCGTCGCTGCGGCTTCCATGCCATCGGTCCAGGCTCCTTTTACTACTGCGGTTTTGCCGTATCGGCGTCGGTGCCGGGCGCTCGCGTTTCCATCGCGCCACGAATGCGATTGCGGAAATTGTTGACCATCGCGGCGACCAACTGCTCGTTCGCTTCCTCGCCCTTCTCATTGAAGGTAGTGGCAGACGCGACGATGCGAGCGGCAAACTCGACAACCGCGCACATCAGACCGGGGAACGGCATATCCTCTGCTTGTGCTCGGCGCGTTGCAAACTTCGCCAGCCGATGAACCATGCGCTCGATAGCGGCGTCGTCGGGCGTCTCCGCGCCGCGCAGGTCGAACACGAGAAGGCCCGCGCGATGGAATGTGTCGCCCTGTGCCATTGTCGCTCCTTATCTGACTCTCTTGATCGTGCGCGCCTCGGGATGATCGAAGGCGCTTTCGATGATACGCTTTAGCTCACGCTTGACCACGCATTGCAGATCGACGCCCTCGGCGTAGTCGAGATCGTCGCGCAGAAAATTCTCCATCGAGAGGATGCCGATCAGATCGTCGGCCCAGATCAACAGTTGCTCATCATGCGCCACAGCATCTGCGGCAGCGGATGGGCCAAGGATCACGGTGGCCGACATAGGCGCTCCTAATTAAGCAGGTCTAATCCGAACAACTTGCGCATTTCTGGCGGAAGGCTCTTTGCCGCCTCCTGACCGGATTGGCTGCGCGCCCACTCGTCGCTTTCCTCTTTCGTCGCGTCGAACTCGCCATTGGCAACGCGAGCCGCGAACTTGGTGAAGCCGGCCGCCGTGAGTTCGCCGTAGAGCTGCGTCGGGCCGCACACATGAACGTCCGAGTAATCATCGAACTCGCCCGTCTCCGCACGCTTGGCTAATGCCTCGTACTTGTCGGCGTGTTCGGACGATAGCGCCGCCACCTTGCGAAGCTCTGCCGCTAGTCTGTCTCGCGTTCTCATGTTCAACCCTCAAATCCAGGGCGCGGCCCGACAGCCATCGCTACCGGCGGATGCACCGTGCCGAGAACGGTTATGTAAACCGGAGCGCCTTCCTTGATGCGCTCGATTTCCTCCGGTGTCGGGAACCATGCCGAGGTCATGCCGTGCCCCGCTGTGGTCTGCTCGTCGCGGATCGGCAAGCCGCCGCATGGCCCGTTCGCTTGCTTGTCCCAATCGCGCGGAGCGCCGAGATTTCGCGTTGCGTTTTGGATGCGTCCGACGTGCATTTCCTGCGCTCCTTTGTCTACTCAGCCGCTTCCGAATAGCGGCGTGCGGCATATTCCAAAAAGACTGGACCCCATTGCTCGGCAATAGCGCGGGCAATCTCAGGATCGGTTTCGCTGCGGCGCTCCTCGCGGTCCTCGCTTGGTGCCATCAGCCACACGGCTTGCGTGATCTTGATGCCGCGCTCCGCGTACCATGACTTATCACGCTCAGGGACGAGCGGTTTGAGGCCGGTCAGGTGGAAGCCCGTCGCCTTAGAGAATGGGCTGCCGAACATCCAGGGCTGCACGTACTGGTCAGCTCGCCGGCCAACCTCGCGAGTAGCATGGCCGTGCATGATCGGGTTTTCGACTGCCCGGAGCGGAATATGATCGGCGCGGTCAAACTCCTTGAAGAATGCCGCGCCTTCCCGCATATGCCGCCATCGGTCCTCGTCAGGTCCGTGTTCCTTCGCCCACTTGCCGTTGATCCGCTTGTATAGGTGCTTAGCCCCGGCGTTGGTCAGGAACTTGCAGACCGGATGCGCGATCAGGCCGACGCGCGGCCGGTACAGCACGTCGCGCACGTCGCCGTGGTAGTGAGGCCCAGGTCGCTGCGTCTGTTTCAGGTCGCAGGAGAAGGCGCGGACGCCGGCGGCGATCAGTGCGTCGCGGATAATACCGCTGCATTCGCAGGCGACCAAAACATCGTATTTATCGAAGGTTTCCGGCCTCAATTCCACGCTCCTTACTTTTTCGGCTTCTTTGGAAGGGGCTTGCGAATGAACTTGCCTTCGCCTGCGTACTTCCAATGCTGATAAATCGTCGGCGTCGAAACCCCAAAATGCTTGGCGACTTCCGGCCCGCTCTTTCCGCTGTTGAGCATCCTGCCCGCCCGTTCGATCTTGGCTGGCGTGAGAAGTGGCTTTCGGCCCCACTTCTTTTTGCGGTCCCGCGCTAACATGGCCTTGATCCCTGCCGCCGTTCGCTGCGCCGTAAGTTCGCGCTCGAATTGGGCGATGACGGCCAGCACACCGAGAATGAGACGGCCTCCCGGCGTCGTCGTATCAATGCTTTCTGTGAGGCTGCGGAACCCGACCTTCTTAGCGTCGAGGAACGCCATGATCTCGTACAGATCGGCAACCGAGCGCGTGAGGCGGTCGAGCTTCCAGACAACGAATGTGTCGCCCTCGCGGCCATCTTTGAGCGCGAGGCTGAGGCCGGGACGGTTCCGTTTCGCGCCCGACGCCTTATCGACGTGTAGGTTGTCCTCAAGCACTCCTGCAGCACGGAGCGCGTCGAGTTGCAAATCGAGGTTCTGATCCTGTGTAGAAACCCGCGCGTACCCAATGAGGTACGGCTGCGGCTCTTTCCGCCTTTTTCCCTAACCATAGGGGAAATCTAGCTATTTCGTGAACGGCGCTCAAATGTCAGAAACCTGTATGGACTTTCTGATATTTTCTACAATTTTGTGCTTGCGCGGTCAAGCGAAAAGGCGCATATTTCCCCTGCCCGCGCCTCGGGGCATCTACAGGGGCGGATGGAGAGACAGATGACGACCATCACGCTCTACATGTCGGGTCACCTAAAGCTCGACCGGCACTCGCCGCGCAACAGCCGGGACCGTGCTTGGGATCGCCTCACGTTTGTGCCGACAGGCGACAGCTTTTTCTTTCGGGACGAGCCGAACAAGGCATGGCCCACCGGGGTCGAGCGATTTTTGCGCGACCGCGCGGGCGACCCTCGCGGCGACGGGCCATATTCGGCCGATGACGCGCGACAGGTGTTTAACGCCAACGCCAACCTTAATAACTGGGACGACAGGATCGCCGCCCCTCGGCATGGCACCGTATATGTCCCCTCCGATTTCGACCGCTGATAGGAGGGACGCATGACCAACCATCCGAACCGCAGCCGTCTCGGTCAGGCAATCGACACCGCCTCGGCTATCATCGCTTCCGGCAGCGTGACTTTGATGGATGATCCGGCGCACGACGCCGGGGTCCTCGCCCGGTATGAGGCCGCCTTGCTCGTGATCGATCGCGCGATCATCGCCTATTCGGGCTCGCTCGCCAGCCCGCTCTACAAGCGCGCCGATGAGCAGCGCACAACGTTCCGGCTGGTCATCGAGGGCATCCGCTCTCGCATGGCCGCCTAATTGTTAGGAGACGCCCATGAGGCTCAACTGCACTAGGTGCGATGGAGAGGGCTCGCTGTACGGCTCGCGCTATGGCGGCAATGATCCAGACGTTTATCGCATCGGGCCGTGCGATGCCTGCGACGGGAGCGGCGACCAAATCTGCGAGGCACGCGGATGCAACGAGCCGGCCGGCGCTTTCAACGATGACGGCGAGGCCCTCTGTGAAGATTGCCTTTCGGAATGGGCGGTTGCCGCCCTAGAGGAATAGGCCCATGACGCCAATCGAGGAAATTGCCGCAGAGCGCCGCCGTCAGGTCGAGCGCGAGGGCTACGACACGGCGCATGATGACGCGCACACAGACGGCTCGATTGCCGACGCCGCCGCCTCATACGCGCAGACAAAACCTGTGCTTGAAATCAAAGTCGAGTATGAATGGCCCACGCGCGGGGAGTACCGGGTCGCCGTCGAATACGACGTGCCGATGACATGGCCCTCATCATGGCACGCGCGGCGCTGGAAGCCGAAGGATCGCCGTCGCGATTTGATACGCGCCGGTGCTCTGATCGTCGCAGAGATTGAGCGGCTGGATAGAGCCGAGAAACAGGAGGCTGCGTAAAACGCAGAAAAGGCCGCTCGCCGGATATGCCGAAAACCGTGTCAAGCAAAATTTATTCTTCAATGATTTCGGAGCGAAACTGCCGCTAAGTCATTGATGGATGAAAATTGATAAAAGTCCAATTTGCTACAATGCGTGTACGGTCGAATAAACGACCGGAAACGGAGAGACAGATGGAACGGTCAGTCGCGATAAAGAAACTCGGTAAGCTGCTCGGAAAGCAGATGGCCTATCGGGTTGACCCGAAAGCGCCGACGCCAGAGGAACGCGCGGCGGCGCGTGAGCAGTTGAAGGCTGCATGTGCGGAACGCGACAAGCTGGTCGAGCAGCTTGAGGCGCGGCGCAAGGCGATCCTTGAAGCCGACGCCGAATATCAATCGCTCAAAGCGGCGCGCGAACTCGCAGGCAAGAAGGTAGACAAGCTCGGCTGGATCGCCCGCCACTACAAGATCACGGTCGGCACGCTCAACAGTCTGTTCTTTTCCGTACGCGCCGAGGGCGACAGTTGGGAGCAAGTCATCGCGAAGATCGAGGGCGAGCGGCAAGCCGCCTGATGCAACCTGCCGCGCTCGGAAACGGGCGCGGCTTTCTCGAAAGGAATACCCCCGGTGCTAAAACCCTTTGACAGCCCGCAATATCGCAAGCGCACGCTGGTTTGCTCGACCGGCGACGAGTGCTGCATCTGCGGCAAGAGCACGAGCGGGCTTGCTGGCGCAATTCACGTCCCGGTCAACCACGAACGGAATGAGTTTGTGACCGATGATGAAGCGAAGCAGCTTGGCGATAAGGTCAGTTATTTCCCGGTCGGGCCTGAATGCGCGAAGAAATGGAGCAAGGAAATTGTCGCCACGAGTGTTGGGCTGCGGCTCGCTCGCGGCGTCGTGGTCGCTTACGACGAACAGACAGTCCGCAGATAACAGGAAACGCCCGTCCAGTTTTCAGACGCCAGAAAGCACAAAGCCCGGCAACGATGGCCGGGCTTTGTGCATCTCAGACGCCACCGCCGGGCGCAAAACAGTATGTTCGTTTTCCCCCGTCAGGTCGGGGCAGAAACCACCAGACTGCTGCGCCGGTCGGATTCGGTCCGGTCAGGACCATCTCTTTCGGGATTGTCTGGCCTTCGACGGTTACGCTGCCGTCAGCATTGATTGCGTAGTCTCCATAATAGCGATGACCGTCACTTTCGTCGCAACACCATTCGCCGCGGCTGTTGTGCTGCGATTTGAACCAGGCGGAGTGCGGGGCGTTGATGTATCTGCCATCCGGGTCGCGGGCGTGCGCGACGCGCGAGAATGCGAAGGCAAGTCCAGCGATGGCTGCGATGACAAGGATGAGCGCGGCGATGATCTGACGTGGCTTGCCAAGCATTGCGTCACTCACGGAGTCTCAGATAGCCGGGTCGGACCGCCACCGATGGCTGCCGCAATCTTGACCATCAAGGTCTGCATCGTATCGATTTTGCTGCTGGTGCCTGTTGCCACGGTTTCGATGCGCCGGATGGCGTCCTGAAAATCATCGCGGCGCACGAACTCGTCGCGTGACCATTTCTCGACCTCGTGGATCTTCTGCTGCAAAGCGCGCAGGCCCTCACCGATGTCGTGCTCGTGCGTTTCAAGCCTTCGGTCGATCTCGAGATGCCGCTTGTCGCCGCGTTCCTCGGCTTCCTGCTTGTTCTCGACGATCATCGCCATCAGCCGCGCTTCCATCTTGCCGAGCCGATCTGCCATGCCCCACGCACCGCCACGCAGCGCCACGACGATGTTGAGCACGACCGCGGCAAGACCGGACAAGCCGCCTATCCACGCGATGACTTCGGCAGAGCCGGTCATTACGCGGCACCCCGTGTCATCTGATTTTTGAGCATTCCATGACCTTTCTTTAACTTTGGCCATGGCAGCTTTGCCGCAGCCATCGTGAGCGTTGACGCGCTTACGGATGGTGAGGGTCGGTCGCGCGTTGACGCGCGCGGCCGGCCCGCTCGCTATTTTCCGATAATGGCTTTCAGCGTACCGGCGATATTGCCAGCGCTTGGGCCGCTGCGCAGAACAACAGGTCCCATGCCGAGACATGCGCCGAGCAAAAGGTAGGCCCATTCGACCGTCGTCCCGGACGACGGATAGGACCATGCATGAGCGGAGGACCGCTCATAGGCGACGAGCGCCGGAATGCCGACCTGATGCCAGAGCAGGACGAGCAACTGCGAGATGACGACAGATGCCCATACGGCCTGCATCAGCTTACTCTTCTCGACCGCATCCATAAAAGAAGCGTAGGTCTTTGCCAGCGCATCCGCGTGTGCGATCTCAATATCCTTCATAGCACCGAGCAGCGCGGCCAGCAGTTGTTCCTTCAACTGCGCTTCCGTGATCTGTTTATCGAAATACGCTTTGAAAAGGCCGGAAATCTGTCCGAAAACCTGTTCTATAATTTGACCGCCGACCGCCGAAAAGATTGCCGAAAGCATGTCAGAGGTCCGTCGCGTTGCGCTTGCGCACGAAACGGATCAGCAGCCCGAACGCGATGAGGTAATACGGGACATATTCCGGCTTGAGCGCGGCCTGCAGCGCAGTGTTGACGGTCGGGTCCTGATAGAGATCGACCAAGGCGGCACCGACGAAGCCGGCGGCCGTCGACAGCCAGCCGAGCAGCACGGTCCCCGACTTCTTGACCGCCTCCCATTCACGCGCGCACCACGCCTTGATCTTGCCCCACATGGGTTAGCCCTTTCGGTTGATGAAATGGACGGCGAGCACGGCGACGACGGCCACGCCGATGCCGACCGCGACGACCGCCCAGGGCGGAAGCCCGGCCTGGTGCGCAGCGGTGGCAGCCGTCCCACCTGCCACGACGCCACCAGCCAACTTGCCGGCCGGTACGACAGGCTTTGGAGCGGGCGGCGGCGCTGGCGTGGCCGTGGATTCCGTTTTCAACTCGACCTGACCGATGAGCGGCCTGATCTTCCGAAACCAATCCTGACGCTGCTCTAGGCCGTTATAGCCGCCATTGATCCGGCGGGTGATGGTGCGGATGTCGTCCTTGTCGGCGAAAGCGTTTAGGCCGCTTTCCGTCCATTCCGCCAGCGCTGGCTTGAGCGCGTGTGCAGGCGCCGTGACGAATTCGGGATAGGTCTCGAAATCCACCCCGCACTTCTGGCCCATGCGGCGGTGATTGCCCCGTCCGGTCGTTTGCAGGATGCCATTGCCGCGATATTTCCAGCCGTCACCGGGCTCGGTATTGCCAAGCTCGACCGCCTTTTTCGGGTTGCCGAGCCCGTACACGCGCTCGAACAGCGCCGGGCCGTCGCCGGCAAGCCGCTGTGCTTCGGCCAGCGTCACCGCGGCGCTGTGGTGTCCCGTCCCGAAGATCTCGAGGATGCGCTCGGCCCGGTAATTGCCGGACTCGCGCTCGATCGTCAGTTCACCCGTCTCGTGGAAGCATTGCGCGAGGAAATGTGCGAGCCGCAGCGGCGTGGTGATGTCATGTGCCTTGAACAAGGCGTCGCCCTGTTCGAAGGCCTGCACATAGGACGCCTTGGCGCGCGGGCATAGCTTGCGCACCACATCGATTGCGCGTGTCATGGCGATGTTTCTTTGCTTATTTGCGGGTGAGGATCGCGGCGATGCGCACCGCCGCCCACATCAGGAACCGGACGGTCGTATTGACCCCGCAGTCCACCATGGCGTCGTAGAAGATCGCGTCCGCGGCCTTGCGCGTCGGCGCCGACGCATGGGGCGTCCCCTGCGCCAGTTGCAGGCAGAGATAATCGTGCACGACGGCGGCCCGCGAATACGATCCCCAAGACGGGATGAACCACCACAGCGGACGCGGGACGCTCGCGCCGTCGGTGATAAACCCGGCCGGAACGGTCACGGCGCGGAAGGTCAACGGCTGCTCGAGCCGCCATTCCCGCCAGTCGGAGAACTGCTCGGTGACGGTCAACGGCTGCGATGCGAAGTCGCTCATGGGGTTTGTCCCGCGTTATGATACTTGCCGCTCGCTCACGTCCGTGCGACAATTTCCGCCTCTAAATCCGGAGTTGATGGAATGTTTTCCAAGCCCGTTGTGTTCGGATCTGGCGCCTTTGCAAAAGTGATCGCGGCCCTGCTCGGGAATATCGTCGAGTCCATCGACTGCACCGCGAAGCAGACGATCATTCCGAAAAATATCGATGGACGAACCGCATATATCGCGATCGAGGACAACGGTCTCCGCGAGCACGTTTTCTGCCGGCTCGTCGAGGCGAGAGCCAAACTTCCTCCGTTCGTAGCTCCACTTGCCTTTGTGTCTCCCTATGCCAAGGTCGGCGAGGCGACAGTCATTCTGCCGGGCGCGGTCGTTATGCCGGGTGCAATCATCGGGCGGTGTTGCATCGTCGGAATGCAGGCCAGCATCGATCACGAAGCGCTAGTCGACGATCAGACTTTCATCGGAACGGGCGTCATCATTCCACGCAGGATCAAAATTGGATCGCGCTGTATCGTCAGGGCCGCATCGTTCGTGACGCGAGACGTGCATCCAGGCTCGGAGTTCGGCGCATCGCCGTCGGCCTTGTCAGCCTGAGGACGCCTCCGGCACCGGTAACAGACAGACGCGCCCTACCGGATCGTCGAATTAATTCGCCCAATCCTCAGGCAATACCAATACGAGCTCAGCGCGCTCATCCGGCGATAGCTTGTCTTCTTCGTCTGCAAGCACGAGCACAGCGGCCCGCCCATCGGTCGGATGATCCTGAACGCCGAACCAATATGCCGTCACATCTCCGGTGCAGCCTTGCTCTTGCGCCACGCGCGCCGAGATCGCGATGGCATCGGCGTGGCTGGCGCATATCAGGTACTGCATTGTCGCTGACCCCTAAAGTGACAACCCGACGCTCGCGCCGAGTTTCGTGCGGCACAGCGCAATGTCCGGATCGCTTGCAATGGCACCAAATATAAGGCCGCCGTAAAAAGCGATGTTGGAGGGACTCGAGCCATTGGTATCCGACGCGCCGATCGTCAAGCCCGTGGCGTTCGCGGCGCCGGCATTGCCGGTGACGTACGAGCCGTTGTCGATCGCGCCTTTCGAGGATGCTCCATTAAATTGTTCGGTGACGACGTGATCGGCGCCAATGGTCATGCCTGTCAGTGTGATTGAGCTGCCGGCAAACATAACAACGTTTGGCGACGGCGGATTCTGCCAAAGTCCGGCCTGATTGACCGAAGCGCCATCCCACAGGCGCGAGCCGCTTGAATGACTCACCTGCCGCGCAACCATGACCCGCGAGGACGGCTGATTCAGCGTAAAGGCCACGCCCAGCGCGTCGTTCACGCCGTCGAACAGCATGCCCGGCGTCCCATTTGACGTGATCGTCAACGCGCCGGCGGATACGATCTTCGGCTGCCTGGCCGCCGTCGCCTGTACAATATCGCGACTCGCCGTCGTGCCCTGACTGTAAAATTTCGTCACGAAGGCATCGCCCGCGCCAGCAAACGCAAGCAGCGCGGCGGTGTCGAGATTGTTGCCGGAAAAGCCGATGTCCTGTTCCGTGCTGTCGCTCGACCGGCGCACGCGCAAGCACGCGCCGGCATAGGCAAGCCGCAGTTTCCACGTTGCGTAGGCGGCCACCGGTGCACCGGCGAGGGAATCGAGCAGCAGCGGTTTGGGACCGACGACTGCGCCAGCGTCGCAGATACGGGCCAACAGCAATTGATTGCTGCCGATGCCGAGCGCGGCGATTGAGACAACGTCTCCTTCATTCAGCGCGCCAGCCGGAACGAGCTGTCCGGCCGTTCCGCCGACCGCATAGACAGCGCCCGCCTGCCCGGTGCCAATCGAGACGATCGCGCCCGGTCTTGCAACCGTGAACCGCGCGCCCGGCGCCGGCGCCGATGCGAGCGCCATGCAGAGCGCAACTTCGCCCGCGAGCACGGACGTTGCATTCGCGTCCGCCTTGAACCATGACCGGCTTGCGAGATCGTAGGCGATCATCGCGCCCGCGGAGAACGCCTCACCGGCCACCTGCCCCGGTATGATCGGCCCGGAGATATACGTGACCGCCGACGGCGTAATCGTGAGCGCAGACGCTGTGCTGCCGGTCGCGATGGCGTTGGCGTGATAGACCCGCGCAACGAGGAGCCGGTTATTGCCAATGCCGAGCGCGGCGATGGTCGCCTTGTTGCCGCTGGCAAGATCGTCGGTCGGAATGAGCGTGCCCGCAGTCGTTCCGGGATGATAGACGATACCGGCCGTACCGGCCCCGACGGCGACGATTGCACCTGGCGAGGCGACCGACAGCCGTGCACCCGCGGCGCTGGCCGACGCGAGTGCGAGGGCAAGATTGCTTTCGCCGGCTTTCACCGCCGTCGCATTGCATGCCGCCTTGAACCATTGTCGCAGGGATGGATCGTAGGCGATATTCGCGCCCGCGGAGAACGCTTCGCCCGCCACCTGGTCATCCAGAAACGGTCCGGAGACCCAGGCGACGTTAGCCTCTGCGATAGAGAGCGCCGACATTTAATATATCCCGGAAGCGCTAGGGATGTTTCAGCCCGTAGGTGACGATGCGGCCGGCCGCGATACTGCCGCTCGCAAAGGCAGCCCGGACACGGTCGGGTGCCGTCGCGTCGAAACCCATCTGCTCAACTGCTGCCAGAACTCCTCCACCTCCTATATCGCGCGCAATACCGGAGAATTTGCCGTAATGCGCCTTGTCGCTGCCCGTCGTGACAAGATTGATCGTGTATTCGGCCCGGGCGACGAGATTGACCGCAATAGTAAGTGTTTCGGCTGACGAAATTCCTACGATCGCTCCAGACGCATTGCGTAAAGTGACAAGAAATTTCGCGCCGCTTGGTGCACCGGTCAGCCCTATGCCGGAAAAGATCTGATGGATCGCGATGTAACGGTTGGCCGTGAAGGTATGCTCGACCTGTGCCACCGCCGTACCGACCGTTGTGTCGCCGATTAATTCCCACCACGTGGAAATTGACGCCTGCGCCGCGGCATTGATCGCACGCTGCGACCAGTTCGTCATGCGCATCTTGCCCGTCGCGGCATGATAGCGGCAACGCACAGCCACGCCGCCCACCAGATCGCCGGAAACGAGCGCCGTTCCATCGGGCGCACGCAGATCGACCACACCGCCACCGAACGAGACCGTCGTCGCTCCGGTATTGTTCACTGTCGGCGTGAATTCAAATTGCTCACAATCGACGTAACCGCCGATTAGCGGCGGAATGCAGACGCCGGTAATCGCATTCTCCGTGCCGGCAATGGTACCGACCGGATTGATGACGTTATTCCACAGCGCCTCGATCTCGGCTCTGATCGCGGTGCCGAGTGCGCCGCCGCTTTTGCCGGCCGGATCGGACACGGGATCGGGTGTGGTTCGAACCGCGGTCATAAATCAAAGTCCCTGATAGATTTCCGGCGCAGCATCCACGCAGGTGACCATCGCGTGAAAGTCATCATCGGGCGCAATGTCAGCCAAAATCACACGCCGGGTGATGCGTCCCGACGGACCGATCGCGGCCAAGCATGTTCTCGCGAGACCGGCCGACGCCGCATGCGCTCCGGCGATCGTGACCTTGCGTCCGACGACGGACGCGATCGGGAATGATGACACCGTGCCGTCCAGATTTTCCGTTTGCAGCGAGAGATCTGGCCCGGCGCCGGTCCACGCATTGCCGACGCGCCAGACATTGTCGTACTCCCAGAAATTCGATCCCCACGACGCCGGCGGAAGATCCTGCGGATCGGTGTTGAGCGTCACATCGATCAGATTGCCGCCGGTGACCGTAAAGCTCTTCACCCGGCCCGTCGCATAGGTATCGATCAAGGTATCGTGCGCGAGACCGACCAGCGATCCCTTGCGGATATTGAGCTGGTTGAGATGCGTGCCGAAGACATATTGGACGCTGCGTAGGCGCGCCGCGCGCATGTCGCGCCTAGCGCGTCGGCGCGCCAAGGGAACCGATGTAATGCCGTCGTAATTGACCCCCTCGGTGAGTACGGCCGGCGGCTGCTCGACGCCATCGTCATAGACCGGACCGATATCGGTGACGGCGTAATCCTGTTCCGCATCGTGGATCGACGGTTGCAGCGCTTTTGCCGCGCCCGCCAGAAACGTCTTCTTGACCGTAAGTGCCTTGGTCATATTGCCCGGATGAAACATCGCGACGATGTCTTCATCCGATCGGTCCTTGTCGATGATGACGCCCCATTTGTCGGATCGGCGCAACATCGCTTCGCCGCACATCGCGGCCATGGCGGCGGCCTGCTCGACCGATCCTTGTGTCACCAGCGCGTTGCATTCGAGACCGATGTCCGCGCAGTGTGACTTGAACGTCGCGAGGCTTTCGAGTTGCCCGGCGGCAAGAGGCCGCGCATTGAGATTGCCGGTCAGAACGTACTGCACCGCGTCCGCCGGACTGTTCGTCGGCGCGCCGGTCCCGGAATAGGCGGCGAAGACAGCCGACAGCGAATTGATCTGCAGGTTGCGCGCTTTGAACGCAATGATCGCCATGCCCGGCCGGTTGACCGGATACTGATCGCGGAACGTCGTATAGTTTTCTAGCACCGTCGTGGCGAAAAACTGCGACTGGTCAGGAATGAGATATTTCGGATTGGAGAATGTGCGATAGGTGAACAGTCCGCCGAGATAGGAGATTGACGTGAAATTGCCACCGGCGGAATCGGCAAAGCTCCGCGTGATCCCTATATCGTATTGATCGATAGGAAATGCGCCGGTGTCGATGAAATAATAAACGCCCGATTGTCCGACATGGCTGTGCGCCGCGTTCGAACTAATGCTACTCGTATCGCCCGCGTCGAAATAGCTATCTGCGGTCCATTCCGGATTCTTATAATAAAATCGCGGCCAGAACGAGCTTTGTCCCTGCACGATGGACACGACGTCGCGTTCATCCGAACCGAACCAGAACCAGATTTCCTGCCGCAGGCCGGAACGTATGTTGAGTTCGAGATGCGCTTCCGGCATGTTGACCCATGTGTTCGTGCCGACCCGGCGCAGGCGAAAACGGAAGGCGAGCAGCACCGTACCATTCGACTGGTTCGATACTCCCGAGGGAAACTGCAGCGTGATGCGGAAGCGGTTGCAGTTCTTCGCGGTGCGGACGATCTGCTCTTTCGGATAGGAGCCCGGCGCCGGCTCGATAAGCGTCTGCGAATCCGTATCGAGACGATGTTTCGATAATTCGGAGCGCGGCGTCTGTTCGAAGCCGCAGACGGTGATAAGGCTCAGCGCCGTGTCGGTGTCCGCACCGTTCTTGACCTCGTATTCGAACACGCCGGACGGAAGATCGGCGACCGGAGTCGTATCCACGCGGATATCGGAAACATCATAGTGCCCGGGAATTCCGACGATGCCGTGCACAATCTGCTCACCGTTTTCGAGCGTCGTCCACGGCACCGCGAGAAATGGCGGAGACACCCGGAACGTGCCGAGCACGGCCGGCAGCTGCTGATATGGAGAAATCTGGTTCTGCGTGATGCCAGCCATCCCGAGCGTCGTCCCGGCGCCCGGGATGGCGCTGGCGACCGGCTGGCCGGCCGGCGGCTTGGTCAGTTGTCCGATCGCAGTTGCGCCTGCGATGCCGATGGCGGCGGCGGCGACTTTCGCACCAACCATGCCGGTGCCAAGCAAATTCGGCGCAAGGAAGGCGAGGCCGCCGCCGCCGACCCAAGCAGTCAGCGCGATCAGCGCGACAGCGGCCACAATCGCGAAAACGTTATTGGAGCCACCGCCGCCGTCTCCGCCGCCAGGGGCCTGCGGCACGATCGAGATGAAAAGCGCCGTGCCAGCGCGCGGCTTGATCCGGTGCCAATGCTCGCGCGCGAGCCATTGTCCTTTCGGCAGTCCACTCTCATCGATCCCGTCGTCGGGATGATACAGGATCACTGCGCCGAAGGCGGCGAACTCGCGCGGGGGATCGTAAGCCGCGACGATATCCGCGACCGTGCAGCCGGCGCGGAACGGGCGGATGTCGCGCGCCTTTGAAAAGATCGTGCGGCGGAATTCGCAGACGATATCGGTCATGCAGCCAGAGGGAGGTTGAGCAAGACAGCGGGACGGAAGAAGCCGCGCAACCGAGGCCCGATCTCGGGATCCTCGACCGGCATGCGTCGCGGTCCGGTTTGTAATTCGGTGTGGATGACGTACCCGGTGCCGTCGTAGCAGCCGACGTGACTCTCGCTCTTGTGCGCTTCACCGCGCACGACGTGGAAACCACTCATGCGCACCGCATCGAAGATGCGCGGCGTTTTGACCTCGATCCACGCGCCGCGCGCCACCTCTGCAGCGAAAGCAGCGAGCACCGTCCGCGCACCGTTCCTGCCGAACGAGACGCGCGGATCGGGCACCGGCAGACCGAGTTCGGTCGCGACAATCAGCGCGTAAAGGCCGAAGCAGTCGACGCCGGAAAAATCCCGTCCGCCTTCAATAAAGGGAATCGCCATATATTTGTCGAAGCGACTCATCGGCGCATTGCCCGCCGCACGAGCACCATCAGTATCAACCATCCGCCCAGCGCACCGAAAACGGCCGACATACCCCAGATGAAAAAAAGTTCGATCGCGGTCACGGAAACATTCCGGGAAAATTCTGCGGTGTCATGAACACACCGGGCCATGGCTCGTCCCAGTACCCGAGCACCTGCAGCGTCGCTGTGACGCGGAAGGCGTCCCATTGCACCTCGGTGAAACTGAATCCCGACCACGCCCGCTCCACCGTGTCCGGCGTCGATGCCAGTACGAGCTCGATCAGACATTCCGGCGGATAGACGCAGCGCTCGAGGGCCTGGCTGATCTGGCGCGAGACGTTGGCGACCGCGATCTTGCCCTGCGGCGCATCGTCGTTGTCGGTCGGCAGCGCGATTGTGAATGGATAGGCGAGATAGGTGTTGCCGCGCGAGACGATTGCCTTGCGGTTTCGCACAACATAGATCGGCGCCGGCAGCGTTGCATGCGTCAGCGTCAGCAGGACGAGGAACGGGTCTGTCGCGTGCTGCGACAGCGCCTGCGTAACCGCGGCCGGTGTAATCAGCTCGCTCATGACCGGTCAGGCAAACATGCAGAGCGTCATGCCGATCTGCCAGTTGGAGCCGCCGAGATTCGAATATTTCGGTGGTGCCATGAACAGAATCTGCACGATATTTCCAGACATTGGATCGGTCCAGTTGAACGGCGCCGTTCCGCGCGACAATTCGTTCGTCCAAAAATTACGGAAGATCAACATGCCATCCCTATCCGTTTGGATTGATGCCTGAATATTGCTGAGATCTCCCGTGAAGCGCAGACGCGTCATCGGCTCGCCCGACTCCACATCGATTGGAGTCGCATTGTCGAATGGCGTAAGGCCGAAACCTTCAGAAAGAAAATTCTGCGGCAGTTGTGCAGGCCATTCCGGCATGACTATCGCCGCTGTCGCAATTGCGGGCTTTGCCCGTATTTCTGTTTCTGGATGGAATTGGTGCGCGCAGACGCATATTCATCACGCGCCAACGCCCGCACTGTCATTTCCATGTTGCCACTGTCGTCCTGCTGGACGTCCTCAACAGCTGCGCCGTAGCTATTGACGATGAAGTTGATCGGGCGCTTGTTGCCGGATCCCATCGCCGCCATCTGCCCTTGCGTCAGCACGCTTTCGTCATTGCGAATGATCGCCGGCGTTTCGAAACTCGGGTCCCACGGCAATCGGCCAGAATGAAAACGCGGGGCATTCTCGTAATAGGTCGCATGTACAATTCGTCCATCGCCGGAGAGCTCGGAGGCCATGCCGCCGGCGTGGCCGACCATTGGGACGACCATGCCACCATAGTCGAATGATCCGCCGACGGGGACGGGCTGGGAGGAACCGCCTCCAACCCCGAATAACGAGAGCAAGTTGAAGCCGCCGCCGCTCGCGTCTTTCAGCGTCGCCTGCAGCATCTCCGCAATGGGCTGGATGATGAGCATCTTGATCATCATCTCTTCCAGAGCCCGCACGACGTATCGACTCATATCGGCGAAGGCTTGGCCTGCCGTCTTCGTACCGTCCATCATATCGGCGAGCGATGTCGTCATCTGGTTGAGTGAACCGGTCGCAACCTGATCGAGTTGCTTATCGAGCCGACCCGCGTCATTCGCGAGTTGCTGCAAGTTCGGAAGCGTGGCCTGCTGCACCTTCTGCTGATCGACGATGTCCTTGATCTGCCGTTCGTAGGCGGCGGCGGATACGGTCACTTGGTCCTGCGTCAGCTTGTGCTCGCGCAGCAATTGATTGAGCTCGGCGAGTTTGGTAGACCGCATGCCTTCCGCAGTCGCCACACCGTTCGAGACGAGGATGGCATTATCGGCAGACTGCTTTTCAACCAGGACGCGGGAGAGGAGTGCCGCCCTTTCTTCACCGGAGAGACGCGCGCCTTGTTTCTGCGCCTCGATCATCCTGTTCTGCGCGGCCGTAACGAGATCGCTCGCGGGAGCCATCTGGCCCAGCAGACCGATGCGCGTATTCAGCGCCGCATTCGAGGCTTGGAAGTTTTCCCCAGCGAGCGCCTTGTTATAGGTGTCGAGCGTGATCTTTCCGTCTTTTAATTGCGCGTAGAGTTCGGACTGCTTCGCCTTGAGACGATCGTTCGCCGTCGCTGCGCCGCCGAGCGCCGAAACATAATCGCGCCACTGGCTTGCGACCGCGCCGGGAGACAGATCACCAAGCGATTCACCTTGCGGACCCGGTCGCGTGCGCGGCATCGGTACAGATGGCACCATCGGCATCTGAATGCGCATCGGCTTTTCGGGCGCGTCGCCCGGCTGCGGGCCCATACCGAAGTATGCCTTGATCTCCGTGAAAAACTGCGCCCATGCTGACCAATCCGGATGCGCGTCGGCGAAGTCCTTCGCCGCTTTGGCGAGACGCTCCTGGTATTGCGCCATCTTGAGCGCGCCGGACAGAATCTCTTCCGATGCGATCGATGCGTAATAGTTCTGCGTGCGTTTCTTTGTTTCGTCGATCTCTGTCTGCAGCTTGCGCAAGGCTTCGATCTTCTCTGAGCTGAACAGGGAACTTGTTCTGTCTGCCATATTGGAGAGACCGCCGGATTCGGAAATTGCTGTCGAAATTCCGACCAGTCCGGACACGCCACCGCGGCCGCCAGCGGCGCGCGCCAGCGCATTGCGCTGTGATAGGTTGCCCGCCTCGTCGGCGCGATGGATGGCTTCTGCCAACAGATCGATCGCCGACGCGCTGTCTCTCGCGCGCTGCATCTGGTCGGCAAGGCCAGCGTCGACCTTGCGGACCTGGTCGAGCAGCGTTCCGCCACCGTTGCGCAGCTCTTCCCATGCGACGGTAAATTTCTCGATCGAGCGAACCACCTCATCGGATGAGACACCATGCTCCGCGGCGGCGCGCGAGAGAGCCTTGATCTGCGCGACGGTCAATCCCGTCGCCTCGGAGAAACGCGAAAGTTCGACCGAGCGTTCTCCGAACTGATGCGCCATCTCGCTCGCGCGCGAGAATGCAGATTCGACGAGGCCAACCCCAACGGCAGCGGCGACGCCCCATGGTCCGAGCGCGGACAGAAACACTCCGACCGGGCCGGCTCCGGCGGATAACGCGATCAACTGCCCCTGTACGCCGCTCAAAGCCCGCTGGAATCCTCGCGCCAGCGGCGAGCCTTTGTCGAACTTGTCGTTGATCAGCGAGATGCGGTCGGCATAATCCGCGCTGGAAATGCGGCCTGTGTCGTAGGCTTTCTGCGCGACCGCCAGTTCCTGCGTGTATTTCTGCTGCTGACGCGCGCCCTCGTCCAGCCGCATCGTCTGCCGTTGATACGCCTTCTCGATGGAGTCGAGCGACCGCGACGACGTGTCCGACACGCGAGCGACAACGCCCTGCGCATCGGCCACGCCCTTGATCTGATCGGCGAGCTCTTTTAACTGCTCTGGCTTGCCGACAATCCGGATCGTTTTGACGACTTCATCAGCCATCAGGTTTGCTGCTGCTCTGGTTTGAAGGACCGCTCTTCGTTGTCCATCGCGCGGATCAGCGCGACGAACCGGTCGAACAGATCGATGTCATCGATATGATAGCGTTGGGCATAGGCATTGATCGATGAGAACATGATCGGACCTTTATCGAGACCGACCTGTCGGTCCGTCCTCAACTGCAGGTAGGCCGACCACACAAACAGAAGATGGACCGGGACATCTGGCCTGTTATTTAGGCACTCGGCGACCTCGCCTGTCTCGGCCGCCCACTTTTCCAACCACTCGACCTGATCGCCCCACGCCAAATTCCAGCGCAGGGCGTTGGTTAGTTTTTTGCGTCGACCTTCAGGCTTTCCGCAGCAGCAGTCCCGACAATATTCGCGGCGTAAAGTGCCGCGTTGCGCAGATCCTCGTAGGCGCGGTCCGTGAAGAACAATTCGGCCTGTGCCTTCGAATACGGGACGGGCTGATTGTCGTCGCCTTCGATGCCAGACCAATCCGTTGTGCCGCAATTGAGGAGGCATTGCGCCGTGATGGCATCGCGGTCGTCGCGGCTTAACCCAGCAATACGTCTCACGGCTGGCGCGGCCTGCAGCAGCTTGTCCTCCAATTGCTTCCAATCGGAGTTGCCGGCTCCGCGTGTCTTGATGCACAGATCGCCCATGCCGGGGATCGGCGTGCCGTATTTCGCGCCGACCCACGTTCCCTGCTCGATCGCTTCGACGTTGCGCTTGATCTCACTGAGTTTCATGCACCACCTGTTCTGCGGTTGATTCTGCAGCGTGCGCCAGACCTTTGCCAACGATCAGTGTGCCGAAATCATCGGACACGTCGATCGTCTCGCCGACCGCGAAATGCACGCCCTGTTTGTCGTCGCCGTTCGGATAACCATCGAAGGCGATATCGATTTTGACTTTCATGGAATCCTCCGCTTACGCCACGGCGCGCGTGATGGAGATGGATGGGTTAGACGAATTGTCCGATCCAGTCGCCCGGAACGGGATGGACATCAGTACATCCGCATTCGTTCCGCCTAACTGGCGCACACCGTCGAGGAATTGAACGACCGGAAGCGAGATCGTGTACTTTTCGTTCGTGGTCTGCCCGATTGTCGCGGCGATTGATCCCGTGCCGTGGTTGAGCACTTGAGTCAGCGCCGCATTGCTGTCGAAATAGATATCGACTGACCCGGTCACATCCATCAGATCATACCCAAACGAATCCGGGTAAAGGCTGTCAACGACGTGACGCCGCCGAATTCCGTTCTTGATATCCAGCTTTAGCCCCTTCACCTTCGGCGTCGAAAGCCCGAGCACAGATAGCGCGGCGACGGATAAGCCAGCCGCCATCGGCATCTTGGTATTCGTTGCCGTATAGGTCGCTCCGGATGCGATTGCCGTGTCGACGACGAGCTTTTGGCCGATCAAGCCGAACGATCCGGTCACTTCCTTTTCGGCATCGATCTGCAGGCTCAAGGTATCGACCAGCGCGTAGGGCACGCGCGCATACGTGCTCGATCCGTTGTGATCGAGCGTTTCTTCGAACGTCATCGAGATGATCGACGTGCCGTTCTTGAGCACATTCGTCGACCAGGTATTGCGCAACGCCGACGAAAAAATGTCGTCGAACGATCCATAGGAGAGCGCGAAATTGTATGCCCCCGTGGCCCATTGTGCCGTCTGTACTTCCGCGATGACGTTGGCGTCGGAGCGCAATTCGCGAATAGGCGCGGTGCCTTTGTTCGAGCGCAAGCCCGCGCCGGTCACCCGCAGGTTCTGAAACACGGGAGTAGTGGGCGTCGTCCCGTTGGTGACTTCAATGATTTCCGCGACGCGCGTGCGTGCAACTGAGGCTGGAAGGGCCATAGAACGGGCTCCATCTGAGGGAAGGCGTCGTCGGCGCGACGCTGCGTGTGCGCGCTTGCCCAAGGCGCGGATCGGGCGGACGCCAACTGAATTTTATGATCGTCAGCCGGTCACGTAGAACCAATAGCGTACCGCGATCGCGATCTGGACGTAGTTCGCGTTTAAGCCGCGGTCATCAACCGGTCCGATCGACGCTTCGAAGCATTGGACGCTCGAAAATGCCTTTCCGCGGTAGAGTGCAGCAAGTTCATCCGCCCATCCGAATAGTCGATCGAGACCAATTCCAATTGTCTCATTCACGATGATACGAAAGACGCATTCCTGCCGATAGAAGTTATTGCCGGGATCACCGAACGTAAACGGACGCTCGTTATTGACCGGATAGTCGAATTCAAGAAACGGCGTCCCGTCCGATGGCGATGGCGTCGATGTGCTCAGCCCAATGACGGGAAGAACAGTCCCATCATTGCTTGTCCACGATGCGCCGATCCGCGCTTCGATGGCGTCGAATGCTGCCTTCGCCATCGCTTACCTCAATGATACGACGATTGCCGGATATCGGTTGTCCGATTTGTTTTCCGTCCGCGCACGCGCGGTACCCCTCGGCGAAACCTGAACGGTCTTCGGCGCCCCAAGCGGTGCACGATAATTAAACTCAATCCTGGCGACGTTTCCGAAGCGGGCGCGGGCAAGCAGGGCGACTGCCTGAAACACGCCGTCCGGCGCTTGCGACGAACGTCCCAGCTCTATCTTTCGCGAATAGGGAAGGTCATTGATGAAAACGAATTCCCGCGCCTCCTGCGGAATCGCCTTACCGACCTCGATCAACTCCCCATCGGCGTACAGATCGAACGACTTTTTATACAGACCTGGGTGCGGATCGCCCGCGCCGCCGACCGGCGCATGCGTCTGCAACTGATCAGCGATATAGACGAACAGGTCGGTCGCAAGATCAAACTCGTAAACGATAACACCATCCGGCTTGACCTGGTTCTCATCGCCATTCGCCGACCCGTCGACAGTCGTCGTATGCGGCGGGATGCGGCCGAGTACCGAGCGGTTCTGCTCTTCGCCGACCTTGAGTTGCTTCCTCGCCTCTTCGGCCAGAGCCGCTGATTGTGCGACGGGCGAAAGAACGTCAGAAATGAGCACCTCGACATCCCGATCAACCGGCTCAATGCGAGCGGAAAGCATCTACCCGGCCACCACCAATTCAATCCGCACCACTTCCCCACCTACCACAATCGGCTTCATGAATGAGATTTTTCGGACTCGTCCCTGAATGATCGCCTTGTTGTTGATCTGAGGAAGCCAGGGGAAGGATGGGAGAGATGGGCTCGCCGGAGGGAGCCACTGTTTCCGACGCAGCACCGTCGGCGAGATGATCACCTGAGAGTCAGTCTGCGTGATCCCCCCGACCAATTCCTCCGGTTTGAACGCACGCACTGCGGCCGGAACTTTCTGACAATCGACATTGGACGTATTAGAACCCGATCCAATCACCCGCCGAAGAGTGATATACTCGCCGTCTTCCTCGAGGTCGGCGTCCAGATCATTGATCGATTGCTGCGCTTCAGAGATCATCGGACATTTAGCCGAACCGCCAGGTTCGTATTGGTGAATGTCCCGACGCTCGTGATGACGGTGCCCCACATCGGGCCAAGCAACCCGTCGTTTACACCTTCCGCATTGAGCGCGGCATAAGCCGTGATGCCTTTCGCAGTTAATCCGGACAGGTTCGCATATTTTTTGCCGGCGCCACTGAAATCGAAACGCGCCACGTCGAACCAGACAGTCCCGCCGTCTAACGACGTACGCACGACGGCACTGATGCTCGACCCGCCCGTAAAGCCGATCACCTCTGCCGTGATAGTCGCGGCCAGCATACCGTCGAGATCATCGATCGACGGCTGCACTTGGGCGGTCAGCGCAGCGGTGATCGCCTGCACATAGAGGTCATAGCGTCCAGGTAGAAGCATGGTCAGATTTCCAATTCTTCGACGAATCCGCCGCGCTCAAGAAGGTCCATGATCTCGGGCGGCACCCCAACCTCGCGGGCGGGTTCAACCCACCATTCCTTTTCGCTCACGCCAGGAATGACTTTTCTCCTCAAAAGCGGATCACGATCAGCCTGCTGGCCGATCAATGCGACGAAGCGGCGCGCGGCGAACTTCAAATCATAGGGGACCATCGAATATCCTGCCGTGTAATCGACGACAATCTTGCCGGCTGGCCAGCATGTCTCGATATCCGACGTCAATCTTGTCAACGCGGCGCCGCTCTTGTTCGTCACGTAATCGTCGCTCGTCAGAGCAACATCATTCTCGATGATCGACGTGATCGCAACGATGGGCTTGCGCGAAAGGTAAAGAGTCTTTTCGCCATGGGCGACATACCGATGCCGCCCTATCGGCACCGACATGACGGAGCGGAACGTGTCGCGGACGGACTCCAATCGAAACGTCGCTGGCGTCGCTCCGTCCGTGCGCAGCCGCGCGGCCGAGACCAGTGTCGCGGTGATATAGTTGCCGAGCGCCCGCAGCGACGGATCAAGCGATGCATCGGTCGCGCCGACGGCATCGCGCAGTTCCGCCAAGGTCAGGAGCGTCCGATCGGACGCCGGGCTTACGACCTCGAACATGGCCGCTTACGGCCCCATCACCAAGACGATGGCCCCGCCTTTTGCGTTGCCGGCATTTGCGACAGTCGGATAAAGATCACCGCCCTCATGGAAGACGCGCTGAAATGCGGTCGTGCCGTCGCCGACCTGCGGCACGCCGATCTTGCGATTTGCATTCGAAAGATTGGCGCCGATGCCTGTCAAAAAATCCACGCCACCGCTTATCGCGTCGACCAACGTGACGTCGTAGAGATCGGTTGGCTGCGTTCCTCCACCATCAGGAATGAATTTGGCTTGATGGATGTGCCCGCGCTTGATCGGGACGGAATTCTCGGTGACCGCGCCGGCGGCCGATGACAACCACGCGATGTTGTATTTTGTATAGCCGCCACCAAGGTCCGCCGTGGTGACCGTAATAGAGCCCGCGAGCGCCATATCTGCCCTCCATCAGATTGGGGGCGCCGCTCGCGGCACCCCCTGAAATGAATTGCCTTTGGCCTACTGGCGACCGAACTTGATGCAGCGAATCCAGTCGACGTGACAGGTCTTCGCACCAGCCGAGCCGGAGAGGAACTGCAGAGACACACGCAATTCCTCGTCGTCGGGAAGATTGGTAATCGCAGGCGTCGCGACGGAGACGCCATCGACGAACACTTCCAGCCCCGCGCCATCCCAATAAAATTCGAGGATATAGGCGGTCGAGGCGGCGAGTGTCTTCAGACCGCTCGCCGTGGTCGCCGTGCTGTTCTTGTTAACGACGAACGTGAGATCGGTCGAGCCATCGACTTTCTGGAAACCGATGGAGTCGGTCACGCCGCCGAGAATGTCGGTATCCGTGATCGCGAGACCGATAAAAATGTCGCTCTGCGTCGCATCGCTGATGCTCTGCACGCGTGCGCCGAAATAGAGCGGCTTGCCACTTTCCAGCTTGAAGCTCTCTCCGTTGAGCTGGAGATTGGCACCATCGTTCTCCGCGTCGTCCGTGGTGATGAGCAGCGTGCCGTTGCCGGCGTTGCCCGAGGTAACGGTCGTCTCGCCGGTTCCGGCTTCAACTAGTGTTACCGTCCACGGATCGAACGAAGCATCCGTTCCAGGAAGGACAACGAAGTCATCGACGTATTTCACCACGTCCGCGCCGATCGCATCGAGGATGCATTTGCGGTGTGTTTCCCAATAGGCGAGGCAGCCGTTGATATGTTGCGAGTGGACGGTCATAGCTCTGTGCTCCTGATTCGACCCTCAGGGTCGCCGAAATGGCGAAACAGGGACTTTTGAAGAGAAGAAGGAGTGCCCGATTGACGGGCACTCCCGATGAGTGCTTGGACTCGATTACGCGATGGCCGTGGCCGGAATGTCCGTCGCGTAGCGCGGGCCTTCCACCTCGATCAGAATGCACCCGAGCACAGGGTCATTGACCACTTCGACCGCCTTCAGCCGGCACCAGCTCTTGCCGCCGAGCCGCTGCGAGTCGACCTGGATCTCATAGAGTTGGCTCGACCCTGCCGTGGTGGTGAAGCCAGCAGCAGTCGCCGCCGTCACCGCACCAGGCACATCATCGGCACCCGTGTAGGCCTGATAGTAGAACGGGACCGCGACCGGATTGTCGCCATTCGCATTGTCGCACGCCTCGATGGTGATCGTGGACGTACCGAGCGCGCCAACGCCCTTGTAGATGGTGAATTCCGCGCTGGCGTAATTCGCCATGTTGACGCAGTCCGAATACACCGTGCCCGAGAAGGCATCGGCAACCGGGTCCAGCCCTTTGACGGGATGATCGGAAGCGAAGCTGAGTACCGACATCGAAGTTTTCTCCTGATGATGGACCGTCCGAAACCGGCACCCGCGCTTAGGCGGGCACCGGTCTCATGACGATGGTTTGGATTTACGAGCGCGTCGCCAGCGTCACGAACGGCGACTGCTTGTTCGTGCCCTTGAACGGCGTGATCGGCTTGTCGTCGACCGGCTGGCCGTCCACGCGGTAGATGAACCGGAACGCCTGCTCATCCGTGAGGAACGCGACGTGAATCGAGGTGGCGTACTGGATGTCGCCTTTCTCGATGATCGTGTACTGGCTCGGAACAGCCAGAACGATGTCGCCCTCGGTACCGACCGTCGAGCAATACTCGATCGGGCGAACCGGACGGCCCATGAGCGTGCCGTAGGGAGACTGCGACAGCCCGCCGGGCGGCAGATAGACCGGCACGCCGCCGGTGCCGATCACCTGCGTCAGACCGTTGAGCTGCGGGAAGCAGTCCTGGTTGATCCACCATTCCGCGTCGCCCATCATGCCGCCCGGGCAACGCGCCCACATTTTGTCGATGTTCTCCTTCACGATGGTGCCAGCGCCCTGCCCGGTTTCCTTCGCGACAGTCACCTTGCAGCCGGCGTTCATGAAGCCCAGCGGCGTGGCACCACCCGGCCCTTCGAACATCGCGTCGTCGAGCAGGAAGGCGAATTCGTTCGGGAACGCTTCGCTGATGACCGCAGAAAGTGCAGTCGAGTCCTGCAGCATCTCACTCGTGGCGTAGAGAAGCCCCGCGAGCTTCTTCAATTCCAAGTTCATCTGCCGGAATTTCGGACGCGTCGGCGTGAGCGAGTCACCCTCTCCGATCCAGTAGCCCTGCACGCCGCCCCAGCGCGAGCCGGTCGCACGCGAGTCGTCCTTCAGCGCGTTGATCTTCAGGCCGTTCGAACGGGCCGAGATCGGAATGCGGCGGGCGCGGTCGGCAATGCGCGCGACTTGGAACGTGCGCTGCAGCAGGCCATCGGCGATATCCTTCTCGACAAGGAAGCCGCCATCGGACGGAACGGCTTCGTTCGAACCACTCGAGGCCTCGACACCGACCAGGCGGTCATCGACACCGCGGTTGAGCGCAGCGCGCCGCACGGCGAACAGCAGATCACCGAACGCCGCCGACTGGGCGGGGCTCAGCACGCCGCCTTTCGGCACGACATGCGTATGCGCCGGCAAATTGCGGTACTTCGCCATGAAGCCCTGCACGCGCGCCGGGTCCATATCGCCGGTCTCGGATTGCGCAGTACCGGTCGCCTTGTCGCTCTTGAGCTTCTGCATGCGCTCGGCATTGGCGATATCCTTGTCGAGTGCTTCGACTTCCGCCGCTGCAGCGTCAAACTGCTCCTGACGGTTCTCCGCCTCGGAAGCGAGAGCCGCTTCCATTTTCTCATACGCCTTCGCGCGATCCTGCCGAAGGCTCACGATGTCTCGCATGATAAATCTCCTGTGTTGCGAGATTGTGGGCGCGTGAGCACCCGCCTTATCCGCGGCCTTCGCCGGGATCCCGTTTGGTACGCAATACAAGATTTGAAAGAGTTACTGTTTCAGCGCCGCAAGCTTGCGCTGGTTGGCGACCATCTTGCGCAGGCTGTTCAGTGTCGCATCATAGCTCTGCACCTTGTCGGCCATGCCGGCTTTCACGCCATCGGCGCCGACCTTGACGCCGCCTTGACCGAAATCGGAGAGCACCTTTTCGACCGAGACTTTGCGGCCCTTGGCAACGTCCGCCACGAACTGCTTTTCAATGGCGTCCAAGGTTGCGACGATTTCCGCACGGCCCTCTTCGCTCACCGGGTCAGGTCGTTTGTTCGGCGCATTCGACGACACGATCTCGACCCACAATTCCCCGCTCGCGTCAGGCGCGACCTGCACCGGCAGCGCGGCCACGACGCCGATCGATCCGACAATACCCGTGCGATCAATTGCAATTTCCCCTGTCGCGCTGGCAATCCAGTATGCCGCCGAGGCGGCGGTTCCGGACACATAGGATACGGTCGGTTTTTTCTGCTTGCCCGAAGCGACTGCATCCGCAAATGCATTGATGCCCGAGACCGCACCGCCAGGGCTATCGATCAGCAACAGGATTGCGCCAATCTCCGGATTGAGCAGCGCCGCGCGATAATCGTTCTGCAGCATCGTGACCGAGGTCGCGCCGGACATCTCGGTCATCATGTTGGCGCGCGGAAAGATAGGACCGACCAACGGAAGCACAGCGACCCCGTCGATGGCGTATGCGCGCTGCGCACCGGGAATCTTTTGCGCGCCGGGACCCGCCATCAGCTCGTAATCGCGCTTGACATATTCCGGCACCGCATGCGCCGCATCCGGCATGTCGTGTCGCTGCACGATGGCCGCAATCTTTTGCAATTCGGAAGGAATAATTGCCCACGGCTCCGCCGTGAGCGCATTGAAGACGCGGCTCATGATGTTGATCCTCAGTTGAGGTAGAGGGGTTCGCCTTTGGCGCCGACTAGAGATGACGCGATACGACGCGGAGGCTTGCGACCGTTTAGTTTCTTCGGGTTGAACGACGCAAACGCAGGCAGCGCATAACGAACGTCGCTCGGCATCCAGTCCGAAGCATCGGCAGCGTTGTTCTGGCCCGGCGACTGCGGATCATCCTTCATCGGATCTTCGCCCGCAGGAACCATGTTCAACGGAACGAGGTATTGGTCACCGTCCGGCCCGATGGAATTCTCATTCTCGCGTTCGAGAATCTTGTTGACCGAGAGCCATCCCCACTGCCGTCCGATCGCATAGGCGCGATAGCGCGAGAGAATGTCGCCGCGCATCAAGCCTTCAAGATTGTGTTCGATCTTGTATTGCGCGCGCTCGGCGGGAGTGAGACAGGCAACCGCAAGCGCGGACTCGACACTGCGCGCAAGCGCCGCCAGGGGCCCGGTCACGTAATCGATGCCCTGATGCTCAATATTGTTGTTCGTCGCACGGTCGAGCAGCCCAATCTTATGCGGCGGCGTGCGGAACATCGTACATGCCATCTCCGCACCAAGCTTGCGCGTCTCGGTCAATTGCGTCTTGCTCGGATCAAACGAGGTCTCGCGCATCTTCATGCCGAGCTCGAGGATGGCGACCTTCCACTTGTTATCGATGCCACCATAGACTCGCTCGATGCCGGCGCGGATGCGCTGCGCGACTTCATCGTTCGGGAGTTTTTTGTCATACTCCAAAATCATCGAAGGTTGCGCGCCATTGGCGAAGAACGTTGCAGCGAACCGCTCGGCCGCAAGCATCAGCGCGACCGTCTCCTTGTTCTGCAGGATCGGCGAGACGCCAATGATGCCGCCGTTGTCCGCACAGTCATGAGAGTCTCGATAGGCAACGTGGATGACATCCTGCCAGGACAACCCACGCTCGATGCCTAACGGGGATGTGATATCGAAGAACGGTTCGCCGTCGGCAGCCCATCGAACCCCGCAGCGGCCAGTCTGAATCGGGGTGATGCGGGCGATGCGGCCCGTTTCGTCTCGCCACACACGCGAATAATGGTTGCCATGCGCCATCGCCGTATGCACCAGCGCCTTGCGCCAGCGATAGGAAGGCAGCCACGGTGCCGGGCCGAACTTCAACAGCGGAAAGATTTCATGATCGGCCGCCGGTTCGAACCCGACGTCCGCCCGCTTTTTCAAATCAAGCGGGACTTTCGCAAGGTCTTCCGACTGGACTTGGACGCACGCGGCGATGCCGGGGCACGTCAACGCATCATGCACTGTCACGCGAATGCCTGTCGCCGAGGCGAGGCCGCGCTCGATGCCTTTGAGCCAATCATCGATGTAGCGATCCTGGGCAGACGGTCCCCAGGACAGCCATTTCGGCCAAGCCATCACCGTATCCTAGGCCCACACTTGCATTTCATAATCATCGGGGAAGACATCCTGCGCTTCCGGATTCAAACTCATCAAATGCGCCGCATTGAACAGCGCCATCAGCGGATCGACCTTGCCGAAGCCAGTTTCGTCACGTCCGGCTCGCATCGCGGTCGGCGTCGGAACGATCTTCAAGTTTCCGACGCACCAACTCAGCAGACTTTGATCACTATGACGGAACGATCCGTCCGCGAGCTTTCGCTCGATCGTCTTGATAGCACCCATGAGCGCGATGCCTTGCCGTACGGCATCGAGCGTTTCGGCATCCTGCGTGACGCCGATGCCGGCGAGCGCATCGACAATGGCGCCAATCCCTGCCGCGTCTACGCCGACCTGCGCGAGCAACCCGGCATCACGGACACGCTGCACGAGATCGACGACGTACTGGATGTCCGGCGGAAGGCTTGGCGCAAACGAGTCGGAACGATCAGGACTGTCTTCGTCATCGGACGGCGGCACGTAGTCAGACGTGATCGCATCATCGATCAGCTCGGCGAGATCGGGATCGTACTCTTCCTCATCGAGAGCCGGGCCGCCGTTGTGGGTGAACTTGAAGACGGTCAGATCGCCGGCACGCTTGAAACGGAGATAGTCCTCCGCGTTCGCCTTACGGCGTTTCACGCCGATCGTGGAGATCAGCCCGTGCGCCCAGCCGAGCCAGCGGCTCGTGCCTTTCTCGCGGCCAACGACCGCAACGCCGAGAAGATCGTCAAGCCCGCCGCCGTCGATGCCGACGCAAACGACTTCGCTGCGCTTCAGGATCTCGTCAAGTGTGAGACCTATCTCGACACCCCGCGGCCAGACGATTGCGCCGGCCCATCCGTCCGATCGGTAACTCGCGGTCGGCTCGACGTTGAGATGTTTGGCGAAGAAGTTAACAACTGCGGATTTGCCCGCGAATTCCGCCTTGGCGAGCTCGTCGACCAGGTATTGTTCGCTGACCGAGACGCCGAGATTCGGGTTCGGGATATAGAAAAACTCGCGCTTCTTGTAATCGCCGCTTTCGATAAAGCGCTTCGGGTATTCGTAGATCACACCGAGCGAGCGAGGGTCTTTGATCTTGCTGTCGCGCACCGCTCGGAAGTATTCGAGCCGCTGCGCATAGACGCCGGCCGGAGTTCCATCCGGTTTCGTCGACAGCGAAATAACGAAGCCTTCCGGCCTCGAGGCGAGACCACCCTTGGCCTCGCGGATCATCGCCTCCGCATTCGCGCGCTTGCCGAAGAGCCAGAGTTCATCGATCAGCAGCCCGATCGTCTTCTTGCCGCCGACGGTTTCGGAATCTGCGGCGATGACCTTAAGAAACGCGCCCGTATTCCGATGTGTGATCAGTCGCGAATGCTGCTGGACGAGCAACAGCGCTTTCAGATCATCATCCGCCCCCACCATATCGCGCGCGGGGAAGAACGAATTGTCCGCGATCTCCTTCGTGGGCGCGAGGATGTAGAACTCGCCGGATTCCCGCCAGTTCCTGATCAGCGCAGTCAACATCACGCCGGCGGCAAGCGTCGACTTGATGTTCTTCTTCGCGATGTCGAGGTGGAAGTCGTTGATATGCCGGACCCCGGAGTCCGGATCGTAAGCTCCGAAGATCGCGCCGGCGAAATCTATCGACCAAGGTTTGCAGGCCTCTCCCATTGTCGGGCGGCCTGGAACGTCAACGACGCGGAGCCCCTTGAACACCTCGAGCGCCGCTTCCGCCTCGATCGGAAACAGCGGCGGGAACGTGATCAGCGACTTGCCTGCGACGATCCTTTCTTCCCAGTCAGGAACCGCCGTTGTCCACCAGGCATCGTGCGTCACTGCACGGCTTCCTGGTTATGCCGCGGCGGCGTCGGCGTAGCGAACCGGCCCGTTGCCGCCGCAGCTGCCGCGCGCTGCGCCTGTTCCTTTTTGCCGAGCGGCTGCTCGCGGCGTTCGTCCGGCATCTTCGCCGTGCCGACCGTGCCGCACTCACGTTCGATCAGCGCACGATGCGCGGCAACGCGCGCCGTCTCGCTCAAACTGTTCTCCGCGATCTTGCGCAGCACGAGCACGGCCAGGTTCGCGTACTTCTGCGCTTCCGCGCGCATCGTCGCCGTTGTCGACGGCGCCAGGCTCGGTGCGGCCATGAACGGCAGCATCGGTAGCGCGCCATCGCCGCCGATTTCGACGGCAGGCTTGCCGTACCCGCGATCGAGGACTTCCTTTGCCGCCGCAATGCGCGCCGTGTCACTGCCGGCGTGCAGCATGATGTTCTTCAGGCCTTCCAGCGACTGCCGCCACTGCCCGTCGACAGCAGACTCGATCTCGGCCGGCGCTGGCGCCGTCATCGCCGCCTTAAGGTCGACCTCATTGATGGCCGTCGGCGAAGACGCACGCTTGGGCTTGCGGCCAGCGCCCTTGCGCGCGCCGCCCCTTCGACTGCCGTCCTTCGCTGTTTTCTGCTCACTCGCACCCATCGTTTGAATTCTTTGATTTCTGACGCGCTAATCAAACCTATGGCCCGGCCAAAATTTTTTGCGCGCGTGACACCCATGCGGTCGGGGCCCCTAAGCGGCCCAAAGATTTACCCCCCCCTACCCCTGGACGAGACCGAGCCGCTTGGCTCGTTCGGCCGTCGTCTTCCGAGTGTGGCAGGAGCCACAGCGGAGCAGAACGTTATGGGGATCGAGCGGGGCGCCGCCGTCCTTGAGTTCTTTGATGTGGTCGCCGAAGAGCCGGATGCCATCGCGAGGACGAACAGGATCATGCTTTGGATCCTCACACCGGCGTCCGCGCGCCTTGATGACGGCGCGCATCAGCGCCTTCCATTCCGGCGACTGATAGAACGGGTCCGCCTTCTTCGGGCTGATCGTCACATGCGAGCGGGTGGAAGGACGTAGCTTCTGCCCTCGTGCCTGAAGCTTGAAGCCCATACAAAAAGGGCCGCTCGGCCGGTTGACGGCGAGCAGCCCAAGTCTAGGGAGGAAACGCCCAAGGAAGGCAGCGGTAACTCTCGCTACCGCATACCCTATGAACGACAAAGCCCGGCGCGATGGCCGGGCTTGAGAGCGTGCGCTGCACTCCACGTGACCATCAGGTGGCTGCGGGGTGGCTGTAAGGGTGGCTGGCGTTCTAGCGCTTGGAGACTTGCCACACTTCCAGCTCGACAGGAGTGGCACGTCCGAAGATGTGAACAGCAACTTTGATTCGGGTGTCCGGGTCAATGTCCTCGATGGGGCAGTCGATGCCTTTCTCCACAACACCGGGGAACGAGGCGAAGACGCCATCCGTGACCGTAACCTTGTCTCCGACCTTGAACACGGCTCGCAGAGTGACCGAACCGGGCACAGCGCCGTTGCTTTCACGGGATCTGATCGCGCCGATCAGGTCGTCGGTCACCCGGACCGGAAGATCGCCTTCGCACAGCATGCCGCCGACGCCGGCGATCTTGAACACGTCGCGCCAACTCGCGCGTGCCATGCCGAAGCGGGCGAAGATGTAGCGCGGAAACAGCGGACCGAGTTGCGGCTTCTTGATCACGATGCCTGAGCGGCGCTGTGCGGCCGACAGCAGTTTGCGTTGCACAGGCCGCATCTGCATGACCTGCGGATAGTAGGTCTCGATGTCCAGCCGATTAAGCCCATCGATCGCGGCATCGTCCGACTTGCCGACAGCCCGAACGACGTACCAGGTAGGATCGCCCTCGCTCTGCGGCTTGATCAGCCGCGCATCGCGCTCGGCGGCCTTCGACAACGCAAGCTCGGCCGCACGCCTGAATTCGGCATCGTCCTTCAGCATCGTGTCCCCCGTTTTCGCGAGCATTGGCGTTCACCCTGTTTTTTGAAGATTGCCGGTGCGCTTTCGCCCGAGGCCTTCGGGCGGAATTCCAAATTTCCGCCTGGTGTCGGCGACGAGCGCATCGATGCGCGCCTGCTGTTCCGGAGAGCGCGGCGGATCGCGAGGCGGCGGCAGGCGATTTGCAATCTGTTCGCGCTCGCGCGCACGATCATCGATATCGTCGAGAACTTGCGCGACGGTGCGGATGGTCGGACGGTCGCTGCGCTTCGCGATCTCGATCACCGCCTTGTCCATGACATGCGGCGCATGCTCGGAAAACAGCGCGATCACTGCACTCAGGAAAGCTTCCGGATCACCGACGTCCTGCGGCGGCAATAGGGAGAAGAGGCGGTTCACCTGTTTCGCCGCTTCCAGCTGGTTCGGCGACATCGATGGCTCGCTGCAGCCGGCCGAGCGCTCCACGGAAGCGATCTCGCGACTGCTGCCAACCATCGGTACTTTTAGTTTTTCGAGCATTGCTATGGTCCGAAGTTGTCGGGTCGACAGTCGGAAGTGGAACGGGTTGCGATTGATCGGAGTGCGCGCGGGCGAATGGCTTCTCGAAATAACGGATCGTGCCCGGCGGTCCGTCGCGCTTCGCGCCCATGATGGCCTTGGCCGTGTCCCGCATCATCGTGGGTTGCCATCCGCGATCGAGCATCATCTGCACGCGCATGGCTGGGCCATCGCTCATCCAGCGTGGCGGTAGGAATTCCGGATCATGGCCGGCGATGACGGCAATCTCGGTCGCCAGAGCGTGTGCCTCTTCCGAGATCGAACACGCCTCGCGCGCGCGCGCGTAACCACCACTACCACCACCAGAGTCTTGGTCGTTATGTGCCCACGTATGTGTGGGCACCTCGGGCGGGTCAGGTGCCCGTGCATGGATGGGCACCTCTGCCCGCCTGTGCTGCACCTCGGACGAGGTGCCCACTGGCGGGCACCCCCCGTCTTCCTCGCTTCCGCCGACATGGTACTCAGGCGGGTTAAGATCGGGGTCGTCGAAGTCCAAAATTACGCGGTATGCGTGACACGCATGGGGACGCGAACCGGTGAAGTCGCGAGTCTGCACATATCCAGCATCGATCAAACGCACGAGAGACCGCTGAACGGTCGAACGGCTGCAGCGAAGTTTTTCGGCGATCGTGCCCTGGCTCAGGAAACACCATCCGAGCTTATTCGTGTGCATCCCGAGGAAACACACGACCTGAAGGTCGCGCCCCTCCAAACGCGGGTCTGTGACCGACCGCGCCGGAATGATCGAATAGCGGCGGTCGTCGGTCACGCGGCAGTCTCACTTTCATGCTTAGCATCGGAATCGTAGGTGCGGCCGGTTTTCGACGGAGGCCACACCCACGGCAGATGTGCGCCAACGACGCCGTTTTTTGTTTCTGAAATGTCGCGACGGGTCACGTCGGGAAGGATTTCGGAAAAGAACTCGCGCCAGGCGATCAGTTGTCGTCGGTCGGAAACGAACGGCCATTCGGACCGCGGGGACATAACGGCGAAGGCCTTGACGCATTCGCCTTGCGCCTGCGCGGGGACGTAGACAGAGCCATCGCCCATGCGACGCGGCGCCAGCGCGCCGGCAACCGAGCGCAGCGCGGTATAGCCCAAGGCGCGCGGATCATCGGCTGGCACGAATTGCGTGGTGGCTGGCGTGGCTTCGTCCTTTCCCGCTTCCTCGCCATCCTTGTTCGGTTCGCGCACGAGCGATTTCATAATTTCGCGGACAAGGATGCGCTGCGCCTTTTCGACCTGTTTCGGATCGAACAACTTGGGATGTTCGGATATCGCGGTTGCGACCGCGGAATCGATGAGGTGGCCGAGCGCGCTCATGCAGGCACCGTTTCGCGCGGCCGTTGATCCGCCAGCCACGAATGCCCGGGCGACATCGGCCAGCGCTGCCGGAACGTGGCCGCGAGACCTTGGCGCATGATCGACAGGCGTTCGCGAGCGTCCGCTGCCTCCGCAACGCGCGCAGACCATGGCTCCATCAGATCGGGATGATACCGCTCAGCTTCGCGGAAGATGTCTTCGCAATTTTTGAGGCCGGGGACGGTCATAGATCAAGCGCCTCCTGCTTTACCGGCGCGGGGCGCTCGATGAACATGTCTGGCTGCTTCAGCGCATCGGAGATGCGGCGGCAGGCGATGTCGAAGTACTTGGGCTCGATCTCGATGCCGATGAACTTGCGGCCGAGCTTGACGGCGGCGACTCCGGTTGTGCCGGATCCCATGAAGGGATCGAGGATAACTTGACCATCCTCGGTCACTTCCCGAAGTACCCATTCCATGACCGCGATGGGCTTTTGCGTCGGATGAACGCGCGGAATTCCTCTTTCGGAATCGCGCATCATTCCGTTCCAGTAATGGTTGATCAGCCGCGCAACGCCGCCCTTGTTCGTCCAAGCGAGTTCGCAGTCCGCAAAATCGTTGCGGGTAAATCCCTTGCGCTTGTCCCAGACTAGCCATTTTGACGCTGGTGGGAGTTTGTCCGCGTAGTGATTGGCACCGAATAGGACGGTCACTGGCGCAATTTCCAGGAACGGCTTGGGGTCGAATGGCTCTTCGTCGCCAGAAATCGCTACACCGTTGAATTTTGAGACGTAGCGCCCCCCCCCCAATGCCATCGCCACCCGCACCATGCACAAACGCGATGCCATAAGGCGGGTCCGCAACTGTTGCATCGACCTTGCCGAGCGTAGGCAGAATCTCTCTGCAGTCGCCCAGATAGAGCGTCACGCCTTCGGCCAGTTGTTCGATTGTCTGGGCAGTCATGCGAACTTGACTTCCTCTATCTCATGTAGTGCTAGGCAGGGCGGCGTTGCACCGAGATCAAATTCATTTCCAGTGACGGGATGACGCCAGCGGCGGTACGGAAGCCCCCGCGGCGGATGCACGGTGATCTTGATCAGTCCACAGCCGCCGTTGACGCATTCGCGTTCCGTGCGCTCGCAGCCGTCAGGAGATTCACACGCCGGGATGCGGCGTTCGTTCTCCCATCGGTGATGGCGGGGGATGGTTTGGATGGTGTCGGTCATGCTGCTTTCGCCCGCGCGACCGAAGGGAATTCGTTATGCTCGCGACCGTCGAGAAGACGGCCTGCGTTCGCCTTACCAACACGTCGCATTGCGACTGCGCGGGCACCGCCTGCAGCGGGAAATCCTGCGAACGTGCCGTCAGGTTGCGCGATGCGTTCGCCTAAACGGCGTGGATCACGTTGATGCAGCCATTCCGAGACGCTGATTTCGGTCGGCGCGAATTCACCCCACTGCTTGAAGAAGAACCGCGTGCCCGCGGCCGCGCATTGATCGCGAAGAGTACGCGCCCATTGCGGGTGCATCAGACGTGCGTTCGATCCGCTCTCGCCGCCGACGATGACCCAGTCTATACGCGGAAAAAAGCCTGCCATGCGCTCGCGACGCGGCTGCGATCCGGTCGGATCGAAGCCGTTGGGGCCGTACCACTCACTCAATCGCTGATAGGTGCTGTCGGCCTTGGGAGCGAGATCAATCGGCCCGAGCAACGGCTCGGCCGAAATGAATCGAACGGCAGCCGGCGTCTGTAGCAGCAACGGAATCCGCTCGTCGGCTTCCTTCTGCCGTTCGGTTGAGACGCCGAGCCAGACGTTGGGGAGAGGCCACTTCGGCGGCCTGCATCCAAGCGCAGCATCCGACAGGCGAGGCATCTCGCCCCAGATGCGCCGCTGAGCCAAATGCGTTGGCAAGCCATCGGCGCCACCGGTCGGGTTTCCCCACGACTGCGTAAGATAGTCGCGCATCCTATCCGCTCGCTTCGTCAGCACCTGGAACGTGTGCTGCGGGCACAGCGCCATGACGGCGAACACGCGATCGATCCATTCGTCTGGGATCGACTCGTGGAAGAGATCGCCCATGCTGTTGACGAAGATCTTGCGACCGCGCTTCCAGCGAAGCGGCTGCGTCAGAATGTGATCGGGTGAGATGTTGACGCGGCCGGTCCAGACCGGGCCACCTTTCGAAGGCTCGGTCAGTGCGGTGTAGTGATGCGGAAGGATGACGTCGCCGCGGCGTTCGGGTGCCCGCATGCGCTCGATCCGCGCCGCCATCTTCATGGCGTAGCAGTTGGTGCAGCCAGGCGAGACGATGGAGCAACCGACAATCGGATTCCACGTCGCGTCGGTCCATTCGATGTTCGATTTATCAGCCATGGGCGGGCTCCGCAGGAGCTTTCCGGCGCAAGAATGGCGGGATGCTCAAATCGTCTTTCCCCTCCTCATTAGAATTCACGAGAGCGGAGCTTTCCCGGCCCGCGTCATCGGTCATCGGAGGTTCGGATTCTGGTTTTCCGTCGTCGGGGCATTCGCCGGTTACAGGGTCGTGGTCTATTGCAATTCCGGCCCCATCGACCGGCTTCGGCCGTTTGATGACAGGGTGCGCCGTGAAGCGCTCGACGTCATCCGGCCGCGAAAGTGCATCGCGGCAGCCAGGCGGAATCCAGAAGAACTCGGTCGGGCCCTTGCGCGCTCTCAGCCAGACGATCCAGAGGTATGCCGTCGCAGTGCTACCCGTAGGATCCCAGCGGCCTTTGCAGAGCGGCACGCGCTCCGCGAACTGTGCGATGACCGCGGGCGGGAATGGCTGGAAGATGTTCTCGTAGCGGCCGATCGTCTCGAGCCATTGCAGCCGCAGAAACATCGCGACGCCGATCCGGGCGCGCTCGATCGCCTTGACGACGAACTGCTCGGCTTTCTCTGCGAAGGGCGGATTCGTGATGATCCAGTCGGCTTCGAAGCCGAACGGAGGTGCATCGGTCAGGAAATCGGAGACGGCGCCATAGCCGTAGCCGTGAATGTCGGTTGCAACGACGTCGCCGAAGTATTCGGTCAGCACTTCGGCGATGTGGCCCTCCCCGCAGGCCGGCTCCCAGGCGCTTTGCGTGCGCAGCGAGGACAGATTCCATGAGCGCTGAATGACGTGCTCGACGAGCGCGCGTGTGGCCCAGGGCGGCGTCGGGAAGTAGTCGAGGCTGTCGCTTGGCTCGACCCGCGAGCCCATGATCGCGCGCGCGCCGTTGGGCAGCATGCGCGCGACTTCCTGGCGCTGACTCTCCTCCGGCAGCCGCGCGATGCTTTCAGCGGCCGTGGCGGCGATGCCGCCTTTCTTCAGGGCGTACTTGAGCTCGTCGACACCGTGGTCGCGGACGGTCGCCGCGCTCGCAATGAGACGTTCGCTGACGTGCCCCTTGTCGGCGAGCTCGGATCGCGTTTCAACACGCAGATCTGCGTCTTGAACGCCGCGGCG